CACGTTGCCGCGCTGACGCGGCAGCAGATGCGCGATCCTCATGAACTGGTCCAGCGTGATGTCATACCTCGGCGTACACATATACCGATTATCACACAACACCAACTAGCGTAAACACACCCTAATACAATCAGGACATCTATTCGGTCAGGCAGTAAGAACGGCACTCTTCAACAAAACCGTGTAAAGAGGGTTCGGAGTAGAGTTCGAGCCGGATATTGGATAGACGCAAACCGAACGTCCCTGCGACAACACACCGCAGAGGCATGTCGGGTGGGGGTACCCTGAACTTGTATCTGAGTTGTTATACGACGTTTCACAAAATACCAGAAGCCCTGGAATCGAGTGATTCCGGGGCTTCTGGTCTTGCCTGCAGAATTGAACCTATGCCTCCTTGTTGGTTTGAAGAGTCGCTTCACCGATTCCCGAGAACTTCGTCAGTCGCATTTTCGTGGTAATGACGCCGTTTTGGTGACGTTTGCGAAATTCGCCGATCGCCGTTGATTCGCTGTTTTCAGGGCTCATCACGTCTGATCAGCAGGCGCGATGCAAAACATCGTCTCGCCGGCTAAGGAAGCCAGATGACGGGGTAGCAATATGCCATTGTTAGAAGGCTTCTAATCTTATTGTTACCCCTTTCGTTGGAGAGTCTTGGAGGATACGAGAGAAGTCAGGAGTTAATGTTCCATCATTTACCATCTCGTTAAGGAAGTCATGCACCGAATGGACGAATTTCTCTAGACGCGCTACCTCATTGCCGATTGAAAGCAAACTCAGAAAATTCGGATTACGCGCATTCAACCATTTCTGGTAATCACCGTGTAGGAGCATTCCATATACATAATCAACTGCAGCTTGATGTGGAGTTACGGATCTGTAAGCAGCCTTGGCCTTGTCCTTTGCTGATTCAGATCTGGAATTCGAATTTGAATCGGTATTTTTTATTCGATATGCACAAGTAAAAGACTTCAACAAATGTTCAAGTGATTGCAAGCGCTCATGGCTGGAATCAGTGGAATTGTCAAGTCGTGATTTAATTGTCGCAATGACTTTATCAAGTGCGAGTTCATCTTCGGGAGCCCAATACTTTCTCAACAAAGCTGCGCGCAAGCAGTATTTGATGAAGTTATCATCACTCTCAGGATTCATCATCTCGCTAGTGGTCTTTAGCACTTCTTGTGTATACAGGTCATACTGAAGTACCGATTCGTGAAAATGAATCAAAAGTTCCATCCCGCCTTCGGGATGCTTCTTCCCTTCGGGATCAGATCGCTTTCGTCTATTTCTTGACACTGCGTTAGTTTTCCTTCACTATGCCTGACAGCTTGTCAGATTTAACTTGTTCGAGTCTCTGATTCAGCTTAGCTAATTTTGCCAGACGTTCATCTTGTTGATATGTTTCCTCAATTAGCAAGTCCATAAAACCAAGAACATAATCAGCCTCATCCTTACTTATGTCTTCGAAAATGTTATGAGTTGAACCGTTGCCAATATCTTTGATTGCGTCAGCTAGGTCGCCAAGACGTTTGCTGATCACTCCTTCGTCAGCAGCATCCTTCAACTTCATATTAAGGGTCTTGTCTTTGCCGTGTTCATTGGCGGGATCCTGAATCTTCTCTGTAATGATGGCTTCGAGTACACTCCTAGCCATAATGACGGTAGCACGATACGCTCCGATAGAGAAACACCTGTGGCATTCGGAAGCTGCTGAAGTGACTCGTTTAGGTACATCGGGGTACTCTTTGCCGATAGCGGAAATCGGAATCCATTCAATTGGCAAAGTTGGTTCATCGTTGTCATCATCCCAACGGTTATGTTTGTAATGTGCGATGTTCGGATAGCCACAACGATCACACTGGTAGATAACGAAATAATTATCGTCACCTTCTTGCATCTTGTCCGGTTTTGGAAAAGTACAATCTATCAAATCGGTTCCCGTTTCATATAGGAAATGCTCTTGAAGAGCGGGAAGACTCATGTTGGCATATGCATGACAATGCCAACAATTCCTTACAACCATGCTAATTCCTTATCTATATCATTTAAAACTGTATATTGGTAGACGATAATTAAAACAGCTCCCGCACACCCCCATCATAAGCTAAAGAAGAATTAAAATTCTTAGTGACATTCAGATAATTTTCTTCGTCAATCAAGAGAGATGGGATATCGGTATTCATTGAACCAGCCTCTAAGGGCTCGACATATATATCCCTACTGTATCTCCAATAGTCCAAGAGTGCAGCATCTTGTGTAAGCAATATTGATCCATTTCGGATCGATATTGCATCCAACATAGTGAGATCCCATGAGACATTCCAAGCGGATTTCGCAATCATGTCACCTGCATAAGACCCACTCTCATGAGTTAAACGGTTAAACGAGAAACCCTGCCTATCTGAAAGAAAAGCTTTACAAAATCTAAGCGTTTCCAAATCCAGATGAAACCCATTATTCAGAATCCAACGATAGAAATCAGTCCATGATTTCTTCTTTTGCAATGAAAAAAGGTGAAGTAATGTAAAATACGACAATAAATGTGTTGCATAGATTTCGTCATATGTATCGTTCGACCCAGAATACATTAGGGGAGGAACAGAGCGACAAGTATTATTCAGAAATTCTAATAGATATTGATAGCTCAAAGTTTTTATGTATGGAAAAAGCGAGTTACAGTAAGAAATTACTTGTCTTTTATTCTCATGCGCCCGTTGGCGATACTCTTCACATGCTCCAAATCGCCAATCAACCGACAATGCACTAGCATTAGATAGCGTCCATATCAGCCTATCCGGGAAGAGCTTCTGGATGGGCTTCTTCCCGGATACTGCTACAACAAGTGGATTGACGAGATTACTGTCTAATACAACCCGTCTCGCATCATCTTTCGATGAGCCTATACTATAGATTCGCATACTAGCTAATCGTTATCCATAAGCGCGAGTTTCCTTAGGGCATCATATCTATCAGTAAATTCCATAGTAGTTCTCGACCCATTCGAATATTCGATACGAATCTCAAAACGGATAAAATCATATCCATCACTCGCATCAAGATTCATTGATTCTATATAATCACGAGCATCTTGAATCGTCTCAAACGATTTATTACTACCCCACAATGAGGTGATAGAAACATTGCTCACATGGCGATCAAGCGACTGATCCAATACCTTTGCAAAAATTTCAAAAGACTCTTTCTCCTCTTGGAATAGGCAATGTTTAATTGTTTCTATTTCAAGGTCTGTCAAAAGATCAAATCTTTTTACTTGTTCCTCAATCTTCTCATCAGGAGTATCTTCTTCCCAATACGCATCAATGCCGACCGTCTTGAATGCATCCACAATCGATTGAAGGGAGAAGTGCACTACCACAAAGCCTTGAGACCTCAACTGTTGCAATGAGTTCTCAGTGAACTCTCCAGCAAGTACTGTTCCCGTAAAAGGAGCATCGTCTGCATATTTGCGCGCGCATGACAGTACAGCAGAAGAAATCTCTTGTGCCTTATTCTTTGAGTGCTTCGTGTATCTACGCCATGCGACTTCGATGAAAGCTCGCGGACGGCCGATTACTTCCTCACTGCCACCTTCCTCTACGACCAAATCCAAATCATGAAAATTACCCAATATGTCTTCAACATGTATCTTCCTCTTTCCATCACGAGTAGGACGCGGATGAATGAAATCTAGATACATATGATGCTTTTGCGCTATAGGACGCACAGTCTCAACTGTAGCCTGTTCAAGCAGATCGCCAATAATCTGGCCAAAACGGTGCGTAGGTGAGTTTGCCATTTTTATCAACCCTCGATCCAGAGGTACCCTTCCTTCAAGGGCACACGATGTTTCCTGTTCTTCCACTTAATGTTTCGATCGCGCGTTTTATCGAAAGAGTAATCATAAAACCCCACAGATTGAGCCAAACGCCCCAGCCACTCATCAACGGGCACATATATTCCGTATGGAGCAGAATCTCCTACTACAAAGCAGACACGCGAACCTTCTTTACAATATGCGCGAAGATTACGGAAAACATGAGCAAGATCAAGAAAATACAACGCTACCATCGTATGGTAATTCTTTTTCCCACCATGATGTTCCTTTTCCTCATCCAACCTTTGACAAACATCGATTATTTCATCATGAATTGGAGCGAGAATCGGATCTTCCAAATATTCAAAAGTTCTTTTCTTCTCTTTTGATACCATCTGAGAGCAGGAACGAACAAGACCTGGACGAATAATGTCCTGAAGATCACCCCATCCTTTAATCTCACCTAAAACACTCAATTCTAGTCGGGTGGCATCAGCATAGTCATAGTTATTGGCGTAGGGTGGCGATGTAAGAACTAGATCGATTTTGTCATTCATTCCTTCTCGGTATTTGCGTGAGTCCTGCTCCAAGATATTAGATTGCTTCACAGCACCACTGTTTTGCATGTAGATCAAGTCACTTGCCATTACATCAATCTGATGTAGATAAGCCTTTAGTGCGCCAGAGACATTAGTCTTTGTTTTATTAGGCAGTACGTACTGCCACGTCGCTGTTCCAGCGTGAGACGCTGAACGAAGAACACAAATAAAAGCAATCTTCGCCAATTTATATTCCGGCGTATCATCTGCGGACCGTTCGAGAGCTTTCCTTAGTTTATCGATTTCTTGCAGATTCTCTTTGCTATAACATTTCTCAACAATGGCCGGATATTCATACATTGGGTCAGTGATACCAGCCGCGATATTAGCGATAGATTTTCCCTTTTGAGCGAATGCTTCTGGATCTGTGTCCCAGGCAAGCTTAGCTGCAGCAATTTCATTCACCAATGGATGCGATTCAAAACCAATAGAAGACACGCCGATCTGATCGGCGGCAAGCATTGTTGTTCCACTGCCTGCAAAAGGATCTAGAACTGTGAAGTCGTCCTTCCCTCCAGTACGCACATGTTCAGTCTCAATAACGGATTCTGCCCATTGCGCAGAAAAACCGGCAGTGTAACGGTACCAGCCGTGTACTGGCAACTTAAGGTTGTCTATAAACGTTGTGGCAGCTTTCTGCTTAGTCTCATCTTGCTTCATAGGAACCTAGCCTAGCGTGGTTCGTGACGAGACGCGAACTTTCCACTTTCCAAGAATGCTTCGATGGCACCCAAGAAAGGCGAAAGCACCATTTTTGCTACGCTACAAGCTGATTTCCTTCTTGCTGAGCGTGCCGATGAACGCTTGATCCGCCAAGGCATAGACGGCTTATGCGACGCCGATGACGCCGACAAGGACGTTGCCCCAGCCGTAGTCGTGGAAGCTGCCGGGAAGATATGGCTATGACACCGAGCAGGCTGTTCAGCCGAGGCTGGTCAGCCCCACATAGTTGGTGGGGATCACTTCTTAAACGTTCGCACGAGCGCGGGAGCACGGAAGACTCCAATGTCGGCAGCGAGGACGGTCGCTGCAGAAATATCTATAAGATTTCTCCTTTTTTGGGGTGACTTAGATATGGGAAGATGGTCCCGGTGTGGCTCCGAAGGCCCCAGTCAGTCTGATAGATGCTTGGTTGCCGTCCTGGGTAAGTCAAGTTTGTCAAGTCGGGTAACGTACCGCCCGTCGGAAGAACCAAAGATGATGTTCAGGGTCTCACCGCTCCACACGACATGAATCCACGTGCCAGTACTGGCGTTCATCGTCAGAGTGCGGTTGACGCGATAGGTGAAAGGTCTGACCAGGCTAGATGCGGCGGATGTTGCTGGGATGCATGCTCCATGCAGCAACTCGCCACAGTCCGGCACGCGCAGCGATGCCGTTTGGTGTCGCTAGCACGCATCAACTGTATCAACCCGTACAGCACGCCCCATATCGGGGTTAATAGACAAAACGTGGGTCTTAAATCCCTCTTTGGGTTACTGGTATCTTGCGTGTCGGAGGGTGATTAACGTTCCAGGCGTTAAGGCGCCCGAGCGTTTGACTTTTTCGTGTTGGCTTGTTCCGTGAGCAGGAGCAAGTCCTCGAGGGCAAAGAAATGCCCTCTGTGCGGTGAACCGATGCGCAAGAAGGGTTTCAAAGGTCCAGGGCGCAGCGTTGGAGTACCGGACAGGTGCTGGTTGAGCTCGACCATGAGACGGGAGGATTCGGCGCGTACGGCGGAGTTCCGTGCGTTCCTCGCGTGGATCACGGGCAAGCGGTTCACGAGCGAAGCCGCCGGTTTCCTCGGCCTGTCCGGAAGCCGGCATTTTCTAAACCCGGTGAAGGACGTTTTCTGCGCAACACTGCCTCATGCACGTGCCATGCAACACCCGCGTCGATCTGGCGAGCAGGCCCGGAAACGTTGTCGGAGGGGGAATTCTTCGGGCTCGTCCGCAGGCTCGCCAAGGTGAAGGACACCAGCAAGATCGCCTCACGACTCGCCGAACCCAACACGTGGCACGGCGAGCACGGCATATCTTAGGGAACACGTCACCGCTGGACAGGGTCCTGTGCATGCGAGGAAGGTGCAGGTGGCAGTAGACGCACGAACGATTGCGCCATGCCTACTTCCGACTCACCAAACTGAACCGCGCGGGTCCGCTGTTCGCATTCCGCTATCCCGCCGTCGCCGGGGACATCGTCCCGTTGACATCGACAACGAACCGGTTGGAGGGCGGGATCAACGCCGTGGTCAAACGCACGCCCGACCACCACCGAGCACTGTCGGAATCCAACATGAAGCGCTGCTGCGAATGGACGGTGTACATGTTCACGGCGAATCCCGCCCCGGAGTCGGTCGCCCCCCCCCGGCCACTGGAAGAGGGGCGGCGGAAAAGAACCGGCCGGGAATGACGGGACGGTTCCGGGTACCGTGACCGAGGTTTGACCCTTAACCCACCCCCGTCATGTGCAAAATAAAGAAAAACCGGAATCGTATGACTCCGGTTTTGATGGTCGGACCGGCGGGATTTGAACCCGCGACGCACGAGCCCGGAAGCCCTACTGCCGCTTAGGTTCCGAGGCGTCCGTTTTTTCGTCTGCCCACATTTTGCCCACATCCTCACGGGCCAGCATCCCGGACAGGTCCAAACCCAGACGATCGAGGTCGTCGTCGAACAGGTCGGCGTACACGTCCAATGTCATCGCGGCGCTCGCGTGCCCCAACTGGCGTTGCACGGCCTTGACGTTCGCGCCGCTGCGGACCATGAGGCTCGCTGCCGTATGCCGCAGGTCGTGCACGGTCATCCTGGGGATGCCGGCCTCGTCGCACGCGCGGGCGAACCAGTTGCGCGCGTCGGCCTTGGGACTGTGGGGCTGGTGCACGTATCCGTCGACCGTGGACGGGTCACGGAACACGAGCTCATCCTGTGCGCGTCCGTCGCATCGGGCGTGCAGGAGCGGGGCGAGCTGGTCGGGGAACGTGATGCTGCGGATCTCGTGCGTCTTGGGCGTGCCCACGATGATGTGGCGCTGCACCTGCGTGGCGCTCCGGCTGATATTGATGCGCCGGCGTTCGAAGTCCACGTCGCCGACGGTCAGGCCCACGCATTCGCCCCACCTCATGCCGCACAACGCGAGCGTGAGCACGATCGTGCGACGTTGACCCTCGCACGCGGAGGCCAGCCGGTCGACCTGCCCGGCGGTCAGATACGCGTGCCGCCCCTTGACGCGCCGTGGCAGTTCGACGCCGCGCACGGGGTTGGACGGGATGCGCCGGTCCGCGACGGCGTCGTCGAGGATGCCGGCGAGCACGCCGTGCGCGCGGATGACCACGCTCGCGCTCTTCGCCCCCTCACCGGACCCGTCACCCTGGCGGATGCCCGTGACCCAGCGTTGCGCGTCCTCGCGTGTCACGGACGACACGGGCACCCCGCCCCACACGGGTTCCACCCATTTGCGCCACGCTCCCTCCAGATCGTCGTAGTAGCTGGGCTTGGTCGTCATCTCCTTCTTCGCCAGCCACGCCGCGGCCAGCTCCCCCACCGTCACCCGCCCCGACCGCGGGTCGATGTATGAGCCCTCGGCCTTCGCGACCGTCACATGCTTCGCCGCCCACTGCTCAGCGTCCGTCTTGCGTCGGAACCCGCGCTTGTCGGTCTGCGATCCGTCCGGTTTCCTGTAGCGTACCCGGTAGCGCGTCTCGCCCTTCGACGTTGTGTATTTCGAGATGTTCGCCATGTCATGCCCGCCTTCCCGTGTCGGGTATCCTGTTCCGTATGAGACCGACCAATGACCCCAAAAGCACCGCAGCACTACGGATCGTCGCCGCCTGTCTCCTGTTCATCTTCCTGTTCGCCGTCATCCCGTTCATCTGGCCCGGCGCCGACGACGGCGACGCCATGGACAAGGCCTCCGACGTGTTCAAGCTCATCGCCACCACCGCACTCGGATTCCTCTTCGGCCGAAACTCCAAATAGCATCACCACACACCTCCCAACACCGTTCCACCGTCATGCAACAGCAGACGGTAATCCTCCACGACCTGCACCGTCACGTCCAGCTCCGCCGCGATCCACCACACGTCGCCCTCATACACGATCTCGGCGCTCGCGTATGCGCGCGGGTCGATCAGCTGCAGGGCGGTCTCGCGGCGTGCGCGGCGTTCGGCCTTGCCGCCGCCGACGCCTCGGCATCCGTGGTCGCCGTGGCGGGCGTGGGCGAGTTCGTGCGCGAGCGTGCACCGGCGTTGCGGGGCGGACAGGGCGTCGTCGATGACGATGAGCCGTCCCGTGTCCAGGTAGCAGCCGCACAGGCCCGGTGCGAGCGGCCGGTATCGTACGTGTATGCCGAGCGTGAGCGCCTGTGCGAGCAGGTCGGTTTCTCCCATGGCGTCGTCGCCTCGTTTCTGGAGATCGTTGAAGGATGTGACGTCCTGTTGCGGCCGGGTATGAGTGAGCCTCCCGGGCCTGTCCGCCGTGTGGCGGGAGCGGGCTAACTTCACGGTCGAAGGACGTTGCGCCAGTCGTCGGGGAACCCCATGGGTTTCAGGTCGACATCGGGATGCGAGTCGATGATCCGTGTCAGCGAATCGGCCATGTCCGCCCAGCGGCCGGGCCATGCCCGCTGGTACATGCGCATGATGACGACGATGGTGGCCCACGCCTTCAGTCCCTCATGCCGCGAGTCCTTCCTGAGCATCGTGGCCCGGGTGGTCATGGAGCGGTTGTAGATGCGACTGTGGTGCCCGCACAGATTACGCACGTAGGTCAGATGCCTGAGCCAGCTTTTCAGAAGGTATGGTTTGATGTCGAAGTCCTTGGACACGGCCTGCGACACGGTGGTTCCGTCCGGGTACGAGGCCCGGCCGGACAGGTTGCCGTATAGCTGGGACATGGTGCCCATCGACATGATCTCGACCGCCGCCCATACCGGCAGGTCACCGTATTTACGCAGGTTGTGGGTCACGCAGGGCACGTTGCCGCGTTCGGCCCTCGCCATCTCCTTCTCGTACCCGCTCATCGACCTGGCGTGCGCCCTGCCGTCGGAAAACAGTCCGGATTCCCTGTGCGCCAGCGGCCCGCACGCGCGGGCAAGATGATAGGCCAGGCTCGTACGCGCCTTGATTTCGATTGGCCCGATGGCGTGCCATAGCCATAGGCGCAGCTCCTGGTCCAACCGGTAGATGCCGCGGATGTCGCCCAGCGTGGTTCCGGGGATGAATCGGCCATCGCGTTCGAGTGTGATCCAGTATCCGCGCAGGCGATAGTAGTTCGTGTCGGACAGCCAGCTCGCCGCATCCGCGGCGTCCTCGATGACGAGGCCGCGCTCACGCAGGTGGGCGACCTGCGACGCATAGTCGAGGGCGGGTTTCATGGGGAAAAAGAACGACCCCGCCTGGTTCGCTGCGCCGTGGGCGCTCGCGTGCGGGGTACTGTTGCCGTTCAATATAGCATCGTTGCCGGATTCCCGCACGGTGGGCGTGTCTGGTACGGCCCTGTCCATGACGTTTTCCTTTCCTCGGAACCATTTTGTTAAAGCCAACAAATAGGCGCCGCCTCATGCTCCGGCGCTCGCGGATGAGCGGCTGGGCTTCTTGTTGCGTCCTGGTTATTGCTTGCTCATGCGGATGGTCATGGTGGTGCCGAGCGCGGACGCCTCGTAGGTGAGTTCCTGCCCGTCGGCCGAGTATGCGAAGTCCTTGGTGTCATCCTGCGACGCCATGAGCGCGGTCTTCATGGTTTCGGTGTCGCCCTTACTGGTCCACTTCCAGTCGCCGGCCTCGCCGGGCGCCTCGTAGCTGCCCTTCCAGTAGAGGCTCTTGGTGTCCTGTCCGACCCAGTCGATCTCGATGGTGTCGCCGCTGATGGTCGCCTCCATCCACGATTCGTCGCTGTTGGAGTTGGTCTGCTTCCACGTGCCGGTCAGGTCGGCCGGCTTCGGCTTCTCCTGCTGTTGGGTGGACGTGCTGCCGTCGTTGCCGTCGGCCGTGGCTGGCGTGGTGCCGCATGCGGTCAGACCGAACAGCATAGCCGTGGTGGCGAGCAGCGCGATGGGTTTCTTCATGATGGTTCTCTCCTTTATTGGTGATTGTTGAAATACTTCCCCCGCGCGTCAGTCGCGCGGGGTTTCGCGTTCGAGGTCCTTGTTCGGATCCCGGAGTGCGGCGATGTCGTAGGCGTCCGGGTCGGCGGCGATGAGGTCGGCGAGGGTGTCGGGATCCATGTCCGCGAGCGCCGTGGGGTCGATTGATGGGGTGGCGGGCGTGGTTGTCTGTTCTTCTCGGATCTGGTTGGCGCGGTCGATGATGCGTTTGAGGGTGGTGACGGGGTCGGCGTGGCATACGTCGCAGATCGCGAGGAACTCGGACAAGCGCACCGGCGCCTTGAGCCCAAGTCGCAGGTCTCGGACGCGATTGTTGCTGATGGACCCATCCAGCCTCAGAGACAGCGCCCTATCGGACAAGCCGGAAACTCGCATCATCTCGGAGAGCTCGTCTGTTGAGCATCGATCCCATTCTGTCCATTCGTATTTCTTTGTAGGCATGGCCTGATTTTACACGCGACACGCTAGCACTTGCAAATCCATGCTAGCAAGTGCTAGCTTTATTTATGTGCTCGCAAGTGTTAGCAAGATGACAGCTTCGGCCGTGAAAAGCCTCCGAGACCATTCGCTGCTCGACGAGGTGCCGAAGACGGAGATCGCGAAAAAGACAGGGGTGGACCGCAATACGGTTGCCCACCGATTCCGGGCTGGAGATATGCCGCTGAGCGCCTTTATCGGCACGTCGCTGGCTATCGGACTTGACCCAAGCAAGATCATCGCCGATGCGATGCGCCAGACAGAACAGGAGGACCAACCATGAACCTGCACAAGACCATCGTCGCCCTGACGTCCATCGGGACCATCCTCCTATGCGCCGGCGTCGCAATCGCCGCCGCGGCGGCCGGCGCGGCCGAATACCACAAGGCGGACAGGCTCGCCAACATGCTCAGGAGACTGCATGATCAAGATGCCTGACCCTCGGGAACCCCTCATCGGTCTTCCACATCACGTCGACGTCGAACCGGCACCTCCAACGGGCGCCCTGCATGACCATCATGTACCGGCCCATCGGATTACCCGCCAGCATGCCGTTCACCCTCTTGCGGTCCTCCACCGCCTCCGGGACAGGCACGGCCACGGACCCTCCGTCCGGAACGTCGCCGACGGACGTCACGGCGCGGTGGAAACGCCCGCCCGAACCGGGAAGCACCGCATTGACGACGACCGCGACATCATGCGCCACGTCCCGACCCGTATTGGTCAGGACCAGCGAACAGCGGTCCTCGTCCCATCCGACGGCCCACTCGACGTGACTGTCCTCGGTATCGCGGCGAAGGGCCCTGGCGGCGAGCTCGTTCGCCTCCTGCAGGCTGGCCGCCTGGTCACGCAACGCCGCCACCTGCCCCTCCAGCGTCCCGATGTCCTCGCGACGCTCCGCGTCACGGCGCCGGGAGCCCCGATGCTCCGTCACCCAGCCGACGACCGTCGCGACGACGGTCAGCAGCCACCCGGCCAACTCGACCACATGCTCAGCGAACCAATCCCACATACCCCACAACCTACCAAAGAACCCACGATGACCACCACCGCACAGCCCGCCCCGGTGCCCGCGGATGCGATGCGCCAGACAGAACAGGAGAACCAATGAACACCATCAAGGAACAGCCGCTGCCCATGACGGCTGAATACATCGAGGACAACCCGAACCGGCCGGAAAGCGTGGACGAATACACGCGACGCCACGCCAGACTCTTCGGCATGATGAAGAGCGCGATGCGCGAGACCCTGGCCGAAGCCGGGCGCACCCCCGCGATGCAGGAGCGGGGATGCGCACCGGGGTCAGGACAGGCCGAGCGCCCTCTTGATCCTCAACTGGTCGTTGCGAATGTACCGCTGGTATTCGGCGATGCCCTGTACCGCGTCCGCGAGACTGACAAGGGCCTCCCTCTCATTACCAGACCGCGCGTAGACCTCGGCATCCTCGGCGGACTGGATCGGATCCTTCTGCATACCATCACCTCCCTTCTTTGCGTAGGCGGTCTGCTCATTGTCGCACGCCACACCACCGGCAAGGAGGAAACGCGATGAACGTCACCGCCTACCTGCTCGCGATCCTCATCATCGCCGGCGCAATCCTGTACATCGTGCTGGCCGCCGCCGCCCTGATGTGGGGGCTCGACACGGACCATCCGATCCTCGGATGCATCCCCATCATGCCGCTCTTCGCGTTCATCCTGCTCTACCTCGTGAACGACCTCGCGCAGGCCCTCGTCGAAGCGGGGGTGGGCGCATGAACGCCGCGCTCCCGGACCTGGTGACCGCCAAGGAGCTCGCCGCCCACTGCCACCGGTCCATCAGCACCATCTACCAATGGTCCAACGGATCCATGCCCAGCCCCTACCCCGAACCCGTACGCCACAACGGCAGGCTCATCGGATGGCGGCGCGAGGACATCGAGGCCACCGACCGCACGCAGCGCATCAGCCGCCGCCAATACCTCTACCCCAACGGCATCTAAACCGTTCCGGGCCGTGGTCAGGCAGACCCCGGCGGACCGCACGCCAGGCGTGCGGCAGGCCCGGGCCCGGTTCGACTCCGGCACGGTCCACCAGGGGTGCGTCAACGCCACCCGCAGGCGGCTTTCCCTCAATCTTCTCCACCCGCGGGAACGATGGGCGGGCCCGGACGCGAACGTCATAACGCGTCGCACGGCCGCGACTCCTGCCGGCCGCTACAGGCCCCCCAGCGCACCCCCATCCCAATACCCACCGACCATCAGGAAGGAAACCAACCATCATGCACACCCACACCATCCACGCGCGCGTCATCCCCGTCGACGACGACCCGCAGGAGGACGACGCCATCGCCCGCATCGGCACGCTCCTGTCCGGCGGGACCCCCGCATGCCGGTGCGACACGTGCACGCGCCAGGCATGCGAGGACGCGCACCCCGCCGCCGGCGACGACGCCGACGAGGAGAACGACGACAAGGGCGACGGCCGCGTCGTCGTACGCGACGACACCACCCTGTTCGCGCTGCGCGACGGGATCATGCGCCTCCACCGGACGGCGGTCGCCGGCATGGCCGCCGCGGGCATCGCCGACACGATCGCCCTGAACAACGTCGACCGCTACCTGCTGCACGCACTCGAAACCATCGACGAGGAGGGCAGGCGATGAGCGCCGGCGTCTGGGAGCAGCTGCTCGACACCGGCCACGCCATCACCAGCCTCGACCAGGTCGCGCCCGGCGACGTCGCGTTCCTCACCGGCGCCGACTTCGGACTCCTCGCGTTCACCGTCACCCGCATCGAACGACACCCCGAAAAAGGCGTCACGCTCCTGTTCATGGGCGAACACCGCCGCTACCAGATCGGCGCGCCCAGCCGCCTCCAGCTCGCGTTCGCACTCAGGAAGGACACGCCATGCAGGGAGTAGCGCTCGCACCGGCCGACCCGTGGCCCGCCACGTACATGGAGGCGCTGCGCACCCGGATGGACGGGCGGGCGGCAAGCCTGTCCATCGGCCACGTGACGCGCGTCCCGGACCCGGACGCGCTCGACGCGCTGGCCGACGCGCTCACGGAGCGGCGCACCTGGATCGGCATGCAGTGCGCGCTGGCCGTGGACATGACCCGCGCCGGGGCCACGGTCCGGCTCCTGCCCACCCCCGCCGACCCCGGGTCCGCGCACGCGCTCATCGGCCCGCTCGGCATCGCGCTGATCATCGGATGGTGCCATGCGGCCGCCAGGGAGGCGCGCCATGCACACGCCTGAACCCCGCCGCCGCTGCCGGTACCCGTACACCACGTGCCTGCTGCTGGCCGTGAGCGTCCTGGCGTGCGGCGTGTGGCTCGTCACCCACGACGCGTGCATGCACCCGGTCGGCAACACGCTCGCCGCCCTGTGGGGCGCGGTCTGCGCGCCGCTGCTCATCCTGCACATCCTCGGCTAGACCACACCCCGCCACCTGTGGCGGGAACCGGGCGCGCGCGGCCGCCCCGGGCCGGTCCGACACCGGCCGCGCCCACGACACCAACCACCATCAAGGAAGGAAACAGCATGACCGCCAAAACCACGCAGCCGCCGGCATCGCCGGCGGACGAGGGCGAAAGCCTGTTCGAATGGCCCCTGACGCCCGAGGTGCGCACGATGGGCGCCGGCGAGCTCCTCGACAGCCTGTACGAGACGATCCACCGGCTCAACCGGTGCCGCCAGTGGGACCGCACGCTCCTGCTGCCGCGCTTCGGCGACGTCGTCGTGGACCGCGACCGGCGCACCATCAGCGCACGCTGCATGTGGAAGCGTAAGCCCGCCTACCGGCTCGACGGCGAGGGAGGCGCGCAGTGAGCGGCGAGACCGTCATCACCGTCGTCGGCAACCTCACCGCCGACCCCGAACCACGCACCACCGGCACGGGCACGAGCGTCACCGGGTTCACCATCGCGTCCACGCCGCGCAACTACAACCGCCAGACCGGCCAGTTCGAGGCCGGGCAGACGCTGTTCATGCGCTGCTCGGCATGGCGTGACCTGGCCGACCACTGCGCCCAGACGCTCGCCAAGGGCATGCGCGTGATCGCGCAGGGCCGGCTCCAGCAGCGCTCCTATCAGGCGCAGGACGGCACGAACCGCACCGTGGTGGAACTGCAGGTCGACGAGATCGGCCCGTCCCTGCGCTACGCGACCGCCCGGGTCACCCGCATCGACCACGGGCCCGGCAACGGCACCGGAGCGGCGCCGGCGGGCGGCTTCTCGTCCGCGCCCGTCTACGGCGCGCAGCCGGGCGCATGGCCCGGCCCGCCCCCGACCGTACCGGACGACCCGTGGGCCGCCGTCGGCTTCGCGCCGGCCGCGCCCGCACCGAGCGACGAACCCGAATTCTAGAAAGGACAGACCATGACCTGGTGGATGGTCGACGACGCCCTCTACGACTCTCCGAGCATGGAAAAGGTCAGCGCGGAGGCGCTCGGTGTGCACACCATCATGTGCTCCTACGTCGGCAGGCGCATGTTCAGCGACGACTTCGACGGATGCTTCACGATCAAACGCGTCGAACTCGTCACCCGCATCTTCGGCAGACCGCCCACGCCCCGCAAGCTCCGTACCATCATCGCGGAGCTCACCGAAGCGGGCATGTGGTGCGATCTGGGAGAGGACCGGTACCGGCTCGTCGAGGCCCCGCCGTTCGGCAAGTTCTCCAACAACCCGCAACTGCGCAAGAAACGATCCGAGGCCGGCAAGGCCGGAGGAAAGGCATCGGGACGTTCACGACGCACCAAAGCCGAAGCACGTGCTTCGGGGGAAAACGAAGCAAACAACGAAGCACATGCTTCGGAAACGCTCTGGCAAACTGACGGCAAAACGAAGCAACCGGATACCCTAACCGATACCTATACCGATAATCCCCCCTACCCCCCGGAAGCAGCCGAAGCCGGGCCAGCGCCGGACGATCCTGTCCGGCACGCCGACGAGCGCACCCGCCGCCTCGTGCGGGACGCGTACCCCGGACGCCGCGGCCGGCGGGCGGACGCCGACCGGGCCGTGGACGAGACGCTGGCCGACTGCGACGCGCGGACCCTGTACGCGAGCGTGGTCCGCTACTCCAGAGCCGTCGAGGCCGGGAGCGTGCTGCGCCGCGACGTGCCGTCCCTGCCCGAATGGCTCCATGACGGGCAATGGCGCCGATGGCAGCCCGACCGGCCCAGCAGCTACGAATGGGGCACCGTCACCCGCGACTGGATCCGCGAGCACATCGAACAACGGGTCCCCGCAGGAGCGTTCACCGCCGACCACGAGCGCGACTTCTGGGCCAGCGTCAAGACCGGCACCAGCCCCGACGAGGCCTCCCAGGCCATCGTCGACGAACTCACCCGACGCGCCAGGCGCATCGAGACCATGCAGGGCGAGGCAGCGCAATGAGCGGCCGGAGGACCCCGGACGGGCCCAGCCCGGACACGCGCCGCACTGTCCTGGCCCGCGACGGGTGGAAATGCGCCATCTGCGGCCGGAACATCGACCACCGGTGGAGCGGGTTCAGCATCCACCACCGGCTCAAACGCAGCCAGGGCCACGGATACGACGGCCTGCACGAACCGGGCAACCTGCTGCCCCTGTGCGGCAGCGGCTCGGACGGCTGCCACGGCTGGGTCCACGGCAAGGCCGGCGACACCGCCTACCGGCTCGGCTACCTCGTCCCCTCATGGCAGGACCCCACCCACACGCCCGTCTACTACCGCCGCCACGGCTGGCAACTGCTCGCCCATGACGGCACCCGCCGCCCCACCGTCCCGCCCGACGGCATGGACGCCTGGATCGGCGACATCACCCACGACCACGAAAGGAAGCAATCATGACCGACACCACGACCACCACCGACGGCACGACCACGACCGCCGGCGCCGACGCCACGACGACGCCCCCGCCGCCACTGCCGCCAAGCCGGACCCCGCTGCTCCTGTGGATCGACACCGAAACCACCGGCGCCGACCGCGACCGGGCCCGTCTGCTCGAGATCGGCATGGTCGCCACCCCATTGGACGCGTCCGGCGACATCGACGAATTCCATTCCATCGTCCGCCCCGACCGTCTCGACGTCTACGAGTGCGACATCGACGCGCTGCGCATGCACCTGGACAACGGCCTCCTCGACGACGTGTGGTACACCGACCCCGACGAGAACGCCTACCAGCCCGTCGCCAACGACCTGACCGAATGGCTCGACCGGCTCGCCGAACACCACCTGCTCATCCCCGCCGGCACCAACGTGGACTGGGACCTCGACGTCATCACCCGGCAACTCGCCCCGTCCGGCGAACACGGCCAATGGCTCCGCGAGCGCCTCCAGCATCGCAAGCTCGACCTCAGCTCGTTCCGCATCGCCCGGCAGGCCCTCGCCGACGGCGCGGCCGGCCGGCATGCCACGGGCCGGCCGCACGAGGGCGCCGTCCACCGCGTCATGGACTGCATCCGACGCGACCGCAACGAATACGCCGTCATCCTCGACGAACTGCGCGCCGTCCGCACCGAAGGAGACCCGCGATGAGCACCGTACCGACATCGCCGACCACCCCGGACATGGTGGAGCATCCCGCCCACTACACGCGCTCGCATCCGGGCATGGAGTGCATCCAGCTGACCGGCGACTGCACCTTCTGCATGGGCAACTGCTGCAAATACCTATGGCGCTACCGATCCAAGGGCCACCCGGTCGAGGACCTGCGCAAGGCGCAATGGTATCTGCGAGAGTCCATCGCCCGAAACGAACCGGTCAGATGGACGCTCACCCAGACGCGCATCCTCATCCGCCTGCGAGGCGAGGCCGAACGGGACGGCAACGAACCCGAATACCGCGTATGGCGCGACCTCGCCATCGGAGACGTACACGAGGCGCTACTGGCGCTCGCGGACCTCATCGAACATATGTACGAATACGACACGGAGAAGGAGACGCAACGATGAGCGACGAGATCAGCGACGACATCGACGGGCCCGTCGCACGGTACAGCCGGCCGCATGCCGTCACGTACGCGTGCGGACGCTGCCGCAAACGCTTCCCCCGCCTGTGCAGGGATGGCCTGTGCCGCACATGCCATCACACGGTCCTGACGGACGGCGCCGTATCGGGCGGCACGATCGAGACCCGCACGGACACGGAACCGCCCATCAGCACGCGCGGCATGAGCGAATACTGCGGCAACGGGCACAAGTGGACCCCGAAGACCACCCGGTGGCGGTACAGGGACAGGGGCGGCCGGCACGGGCGCGGCTGGGAGCGCGACTGCCTGCTGTGCAAGCAGAAGAGCGACGGACGCGCCCACATGGGCAAGAACGTCAAGGGCCGCAACGTCACCATCGTCATCGGCAAAAACGGCACCCGCTGGATCAGCGGCCAACCAGGAGGAGTGGAGCAATGACCAACACCACCACGACCGACCCCACGCCCACCGGACGCGTCCACACCATCGACACCATCCGCGACATGATCGACGACCTCGGCCTCATCGCCACCACCCCATACAAGCCGATCGACCCCGACCACTACCCGCAGGCGCTCGCCGACCTCATGCTCACCTACGGCACGCCCACCTACCTCGAATACGACTGAAAGACCATGCAATGAACGCTGAAAACACTGAATCCAACGCTGAAAACACCGAAACCGCCACCACCCGCGAGCGCCGTCTCCAATCGCTTGCGTGGCATCGGGGCGTGCGTGAGGGCATCCGCTGGGCGCAGGGCAACGCGGATGGGCCGCTGTCCGACCCGTACGACGGCAGGCGCGAGACGGACAGGCCGATCGAGAGCGTGACGGTCGTCTACCACGCGCCCGACGGCCAACAGGCGCTCATGGCATGCGCATCACACAACCAGTGGGACCGCTGGACCGCAGCCGTCCTGCTGAACGACGGCACCGCCGTGCGCGGCAGGAAACTCCGCCCCATCCTGGGCAACGTGTGCGCACTAATCGCCCACGACGTCCAGGACATCCACTTCGACGACTGACCACCACGACGAAACAGCCAGCGAGCGCCCTCATCATCATCGATGACGGCGCTCGCGGGAGGGAGGAATGGTTTCGATGATCTATGGGTATGTCAGGGTGAGCACCGACCGGCAGACCGTGGAGAACCAGCGGTTCGAGATCGACCGGTTCTGCGGGCGTGAGCATATGGAGGTCGGCGTGTGGTTCGAGGAGACCATCAGCGGCACCAAGGCCGTCGACAAGCGTGAGCTGGGGAGGCTGCTCGGGACGATGCGGGAGGGCGACCTGATCGTCTGCTCCGAGCTGTCGCGGCTGGGGCGAAGCCTGTTCATGATCATGGACGTGCTCAACCGTTGCATGGAGCGGGGCGTGCGGGTCTGGACGGTCAAGGAGGGGTACCGGCTGGGCGACGACATCCAGAGCAAGGTCCTCGCGTTCGCGTTCGGCCTGTCCGCCGAGATCGAACGCAACCTCATCAGCCAGCGCACGAAGGAGGCGCTGGCGCGTCGAAGGGCCGAGGGCGTGACGCTGGGGCGGCCGGTCGGGGCGATGAGCGACCTGAGCAAGACCAAGCTCGGCCCGCATATCGACGAGATCCGGGACATGCTCGACATGGGCATGAGCAACGCCGCCATAGCCCGCGTGTACGGCGTGCACCGGGCCACGGTCGGCCGGTTCGTCGAGACCAGGATCAACTGCCCCGAGGAAGGAGGGGGCCGTGGCTGACTGGAGGGATCGGGCGTCGTGCCGGGGCATGGATCCGGATATGTGGTTCTCGACCGAGCGGTCGTGGCGGACGAGGCGTGCGATCCGTGTGTGCGCGTCGTGTCCGGTACGTGTGGAGTGCAGACGGTTCGCCGATGAGCATGCGCGGTATGGCGGGTATCCGCTGATCGGCGTGTGGGGCGGCGAATGGCGCGGCTGACCGGCCGTCGGGCATGAAAAGGCCCCGGGGGTAAAGGCAGGAACCCGGGGCCGGCGTGATTGAAGGAAGTGTCACAACCAGGACATGACCATACCCATCTTGCGGAAGGAATCCCAGCATGCCCGCGTGTCAGCACTGCCACACATCCGTCGCCCGCCCCTACACGCTCTGCCAGGCGTGCGAGAGCCTGCTCTTCCGCACGCTCCTGCAACTCGCCAAGGACCTCGAACCGCTGCGCGACTCGCTCGACGCGACCCTGCACCCCGGCGGCCACCAGCCCACCCGCACCATCACCCCGACCGCACCCACACCACTACGACTGGACGTGCTCGACCTGCTCGACACCATCGACGCGACCGGCAGCGAACTGCTGCGCCGCCTCAACGGCGTCGACGCCCAACAATGGAACCGCGTCGCCACCGACGTGGACACGCACACCACGCTCTGGTGCATCGCCGGACACCCACGCCTCGCCACCTACCCCGACGCCGGCCTCACGCTCGACACGTTCGCCCGCCTCAGCGCCCAGACCGACCGCATCATCGACCCGCCCGAACACCGGCGCGAGATCGGCCCGTGCGACACGTGCGCCACCATGCTCACCGCAGGCCCCCACGACCAATGGGTCACCTGCCCCGCATGCGAGCGCGTGCAGCGCGTCCAGACCGTACGCCTGCGACGACTCGAACGCCTGTGCTTCGACGACACCCGCCGCGGATCCGCAGCCGAAATCGCACGCGCGTTCACCGACGCGGGCATCACCGTCAGACGCGGCACCATCAACATCTGGAAAAACCGAGGCATCATCCCCACCGACACCCACGGCAACATCGCCTACTGCGACGTCTACCGGCGCGTCATCGCACCCACCAGCTTGACAAACCGACGACTGTAACCGACAATAGCCAGTGGATAACTGTAAGCGAAGGCCCGGGAAACACCCCCGGGCCTTCGCATATCCACTCACATGGGCGGCCCCCGATCGGGCGGCGCAGGAGTCCACACCCCGCGCCGAATCATGTCCGCCCGCCAAGGCTTGCGTGCCCGAGAGGACTAAAGGACCCCGCCGTGAGGCGCGGTGTGGAGCAAACACCGACACTCCACCGCGGATTCGAATCCCGCCCAAGCCACCTCACCCACCATCGGAGGCGCGAGCATGCCTCCCACCCGATCCGACCGCTACAATGCCGATATGGCTTCAAGAATCTGCTGGCATTGTGGCGCGAGCGCGCATATGACGCGCGTCAAGGACTCCTACAAAACGGACAAGGGCGGCGCATGGGTCGCGTTCTGCACCTGTGATTATTGCGGATACCCCAATATCGCAATGGCGGACGAGTCCGCCCTTGCAACTTACCGTGTCACGATCGGCACGGTATCTGCCAACTGGTTCGTCGACGCGAACGGCGAGGACTCGGAGAAGCTGATTCACTGGCTCCCCGAAGAGCCGTTGGGAAGGGAGTTCAAGGACGTGCCACAGCATATATCGGACGCCGCATCCGAGGCGTATGCGTGCTTCAGCATCCGTTCCTACAGGGCGGCGATACTCATGGCCCGCAGCGTTCTGGAAGCCTGCGCGAAGGACAAGGGCGTGACCAAGGGAAACCTCGCGTCCAAAATCGACGCGCTCGCCGACGATGGCGTGATCAGTCCGCAGATACAGGCCGAAGCGCATGAGATACGCTACCTCGGCAACGATATGGCCCACGGCGACTTCGTGGAGCCGGTCGGGATGGACGACGCCGACGACGTGCTCGGGTTCCTCGCCACGTTCCTCGACTACGTCTACCAGATGCCTGCGGCGATCCGGCGCAGGCAGGAAGCCCGCAAGCAACGGGGAGCGAACCCGAACGCATAAGAACGACTCCTCGGAGGTGGACATGCGCAGTCGCGCCAACCCCCGCCGTTCCAACGGGTATCGGCGCGACCAGCTGCGCCAGCGCGTGCTCGCCGCCTACGACGTGTGCGCCATCTGCGGCCAGCCCGTGGACAAGACACTGCGCACGCCGCACCCGTTGAGCGCCGAGGTCGACGAGATCGTGCCCGTCTCACGCGGCGGCGATCCGCTCGACTGGCGCAACGTGCGCCTCACGCATCGGCGCTGCAACCGGCTCAAGAGCGACCAAACCGACGAGCATGCGCGCATGCTTTTGGCCGGCCGGCCGCGCCCTCCGGCCACGTCGCTGCCGTTCGAGACCAGCGGCGACTGGTGAGATGGTATGGGGAGGATACCCCGGCCGGCCCGTTTTGAGCCTCCTCGGGTGCAGGGCCGTTTTTTACCCGGGCGTTTTTCCACACGGGCCGAAAGGAGACCGGCATGGCCAAAGCAGCCGGTGACGGTCGGCGTACCGTGTTCAACGCGGCCAGTTCCAACGATCCGCGGCGTCTGCTGGTCGCGTTGCGCAACCAGATCGCCGCGGCCATCGACGAGGGCGTTCCCCCACGCGACCTCGCGTCGCTCTCGAAACGTCTGGTGGACATCAACAACGAGATCCGCGCGCTCGACGAGCGGGACAGCGCGAAGGAGAACCCCATTGTCCAGGCGTTCGGAATCCGCGACCTGCCCCTGTCCGATCCCGGGGGCCAGTGAGCTCGTCCTGCCCGAGGGCATGGCGGCCACCAGCGAGCCGAGCCTGAACGCGTTCGTGGAGGCGCTCGGCTACCGGCTCGACCCGTGGCAGCGGGCCATCAACCGGTACGCTTTGGCCAAGCGCGACGACGGCCTGTGGGCGGCGCGCAACGTGGACATGAGCGTCCCGCGCCAGACCGGCAAGACGTTCGACGTGGGGTTCGTGCCGTTCCACCGGTGCATCCGCAACCCCGGGTTCACCGCGATCTGGACCACGCACCATTTCAGCGTCACGCAGGACACGTTCCAGACATTGCGCGACATCGCGCTCATGGACGAGATGGAACCGTTCGTGGACCCCGACCACGGGATCCACTCCGCCGCCGGCAAGGAGGCCATCTACTTCCGCAACGGCAGCCGCATCGCGTTCAAGGCCCGCGAGAACGGCGCCATCCGAGGGTTCAAGAAGGTCGGGCTGCTCGTCCTGGACGAGGCCCAGCATCTGACCGACAGCGCCCTCGCAAGCGTGCTGCCGACCCAGAACCGCGCCGACAACCCGCAGACCTGGTACATGGGCACGCCGCCCGGCCCCGACCAGCAGGGCGCCGTGTTCGCCCGCCACCGCGCCAACGCGCTGGCCCACCGGTCGAAGCGCAGCCTGTACGTCGAATACTCCGCCCAACGCGGGTGCGACCCGCTCGACCGCGACCAGTGGATGCGCGCCAACCCGTCCTACCCATCGCACACCAGCGACGAAAGCATCCTCAACCTGTACGAGCAGCTCGCCGCCGACGACTTCCGCCGCGAATGCCTCGGCATCTGGGACGACGTCGCGTTCCATTCCGCCATCGACCCCGACCAGTGGACGGCCGGCCTGACCGACGCGCGCTCCGAACGCCCCGGACACTGGACCGCGATAGGCGTGGACATGCCGCCCGACCGCGGCTCGCTCGCCATCGGCGCATGCCGCGCATGGGACGAGGGGCCCGCGCATATAGAGCTCGTCAAGTTCAAGGACACGCGCCACCACGGCACGCAGTGGGCCGTGGACTGGATCGCGCAGCGCTGGCCTCGCATGGCGGCCGTCGTCATCGACGCCCAATCCCCGGCCACCGTGCTCGTGCCCGACCTCAGACGCATGGGCGTGCAGGTCACGCTCACCGGCCCCACCGACATGGGACGGGCCGTCGGCCGTTTCCAGGACATGCTGCGCGACCGGCGTCTCGCCCACATCGCGCAGGCCCCGCTCGACGAGGCCGTGGCCGGATGCTCCACCCGCCCCATCGGCGCGAGCGGCGCGATGGGATGGAACAAGCTCGGCTCGGACGTGGACATCAGCCCGCTCGTGGCCGTGACCCTCGCCCTGCACGGCGCCATGACCAGCCTCCGACGCCCCGGACAATCCCGAAGGATGATACGACTGCCATGATCAGCTTCCCCGACACCGTCACCGGCCTGACCGACGGCGAGCAGCGCCTCTACCGGTTCCTCCTGGACCGCCTGCGCCGCAAGCGCGCGCGCAACCGGCTGCGCTCGACCTACTACGACGGACGCAACCGGCTCAAGGACATCGGCTACGCGCTGCCCGCCATCGCCAAGGACGTGTCCGTCGTGGTCGGCTGGCCCGAGAAGGCCGTCGAAGGCCTCGCCAACCGCGTGCGCCTCGACGGGTTCGCCGCCGACGACGGCAACCAGCTCACCGACCTCGCCGACCGGATCGTCGACCTCAACGACCTGGCCGGCCTCGCCCAGAGCGTCCACACCGACGCGTTCGTCCACTCGTGCAGCTTCGTGGCCGTCTACCCCGGCGACACCACGACGGGCGACCCGGACGCGATCATCCAGGAATACACCGCCGACACCGCCACCGGCATCTGGGACCGACGCCGACGCCGCCTGTCCGCCGCGCTCCTGTTCGACACCAGCGACGACTACCGTCACGTCACCGGCGCCACGCTCATGGACTACGAACACACCGTCACCATCGAACACGACGAACGCGGCTGGCACGCGTCCAACCGCTGGGACGACGGGTCCGGGCGCATACCGTGCGAACTGTTCGCGTTCAAACCCGACAGCAAACGCCCCTTCGGCCGCTCGCGCATCAGCCGCACCGTCATGAGCCTGACCGACAGCGCCGTACGCACGTTCCTGCGCGGCGAGATCCAGGCAGAACTGTACAGCGTGCCCGCACGCTACTTCATGGGCGTGAGCCAGGACATGTTCACCGACGAGAACGGCGACCCCGTCCCGCAGTGGAAGATCACCCTCGACCACGTGCTCGCCCTGCCTCCCAACCCCCAGACCCAGCAGAACCCGACCGTCGGCCAGTTCAGCCAGGCGTCGTTCGAACCCCACATCGCCCAACTGCGCCAGACCGCCACCATGTTCGCGTCCGCGACGAGCCTGCCGCCCGACGCGATGGGCGTGCTCACCGACAACCCCTCCAGCGCCGAAGCCATCGACAAGGCCAACAAGGAGCTGTGTCTGCTCGCCGAGGAATGCCACACCTGGTTCGCCCGCCCATGGGAGCACATCCTGGAACGCGCCCAACGCTTCGCCGGCACGGACGGCGACGTGCAGGCCCTCCACCCCCAATGGCGCAACCCCAGCACCCCGTCCAAGGCCGCCGCGGCCGACCTCGCCCTCAAACTCGTCCAAGGCAACATCCTGCCCGCCGACAGCGAGGTCACCTACGACATGCTCGACCTGACCGACCAGCAGCGCCGCACCCTACGCGCCGAAGCACGACGCAAACGCGCACAACAAGCCATCGACCAGCTGAAAGCCACCGCACAGCACACGCAGGAAGGCGACCCCAATGAACCTGCAACCACCACAGAACCGACAGGAGGAACTCCAACGACTGCTTGACGCAGCCTACAAGAACTACACCGACGACCTCGACAACCTGACCGACGCCGCCACCGACGACATCGAAACCGCCATCGCCAGAAACGACCTCGACATCAAGGAACTCGTCAACGACTACACCAGCCAAGCCTCGCAACTGGCCGACGACTACTACGAAACCATCCGGGAACTCTGGTCCACATACACCGACACCGAACTGCCCTACCACGAAACACCCACCATCGACCCCGACCGCATCCTATGGCAGGTCCAAGGAGGCTTCTCCAACACCGACTTCAACGGCCTGACCTACACCCAAGTCAAAAACGGACAATCCCGCGCCGGCATGACCATCGACGACCTCTGGCCCGACCTCACCAACATCGACGACGCACAACAGCTCATCGCCGACATGATCCACACCTCCAACCGGCTGACCATCCAACGAAACATGCGCCAAGACCCCACCCACCCACGATGGGCGCGCATCCCCCAAGGACCCAAGACCTGCGCCTTCTGCATGCTGCTCGCCTCACGAGGCTTCGCATACACCAGCGAGGAAACAGCCGGCCACACCAAAGGAGGCAACTACTACCACCCCAACTGCCGCTGCACCGTCATCCCCACCTGGGGCCGACAACAACTCCACGGATACGACGAAACCAACCTCAAACAAACCTACGAAACCATGAAGGCGCTCGCCGACAAGGAGTACGGCGGCGATCTGCTCAAGGCATACCGTTCCACACCGGGCCTGTGCACGGATTCGGTTGTTCCGGACAGCCTCAAGAAGAGTCCGGGCCGTCCGCCGAACTTCGATCCCGACCGACCGTTCCGTTCGTTCCTCGGCAGCAGTTCGCTGCGCGAGGCGGTGTCGGGCACCAATCCGCACTTCGGGGAGGGGCCCGAATACGAGAACAACTGCCAGCGTTGCGTAGTCGCCTATGAAATGCGCCGCAGAGGGTTTGCGGTCAGGGCGATGCCCCGTCCCATGAACCCCGACGGGACGCCTGCCAACGACACCGACACCAACCGTTGGCAGACCGCGTTTCGGTCCGAATGGTTCGATTGCGGTCAGGGTTCGGGGAAAACCGACGTCCTCCGCCGCATGGACGAATGGGGCGTTGGCAGCCGCGCGATCGTCGAAATCACATGGAAAAACGGTTTTCGGCATGTCTTCGTGGTGGAGAACCTGAAACACGGCGTGCAATTCCTCGACCCGCAAACCGGCAATATGAACGTTTCCAGATATTTCGATATCATCCGGCCCGGAGCCACCCGTATAATGAGATGCGACAATGCCGCACCAACCGCGCTCGTGCGCAAATACTGCAAGGAGGAGTGACATGGACGTCCATGAGGCCATGAGGCTCGCCGATCGCGTCTACCCGAACATGGGGGTGTACGGCGCCGCGCAGAATGATCTCGCGTGGATCTTCGGCCTCGATTTCAAGACGGCCGAAGCCCATCCATCCGAAGTCGGACTCCCACAGATCGCAGTGGATAAGCAGGACGGGTCCATACACCAGCTCACCCCGGGAACCGATGTCTTCTGGCATTACATGACGCCCGACACGGAAGAGATGTCGTTACCTGCGCTTTAGCGCAAGCAGCGACATCCTCTCAATAACCACCCTCATACGGGTGGTTTTTTTATACCCAAAACCAAGCCAACCCAAAGGAGTAACCCATGTATCGCAACAGGCATCTCGCCATGCGTCTCAGGCACGTCATGCGCATCGACGGCGGAGACCCCGCCGGCGGCACCGACCCGAAAGGCGGCACCGACCCGAAAGGCGGCACCGATCCGGACGGCGGCGAGGCCACGGCCAAGCGACTGGCCGAATTGGAGGCCAGGCTCGCCGACTGGGAGCAGGTCAAGGCCAAGGCCGACAAGTGGGACGCCCACGAAGCCGCCGGCGACGACGACAAGGACGGCGATGCGATCGACAAGCTCAACGAGCGTCTCGCCGCGATCGAGAAGGAACGCGACGAACTCAAGGCCACGCAGGCCCGCCGCGACCTCGTCGACAAGGTCGCCCAGGCCACCGGACTGGACGCGCACGCCGTCGCCATGCTCAACGGCGACGACGAGAAGACCCTGACCGACGCCGCCACCAGCCTGCTCGCCCTCATGTACGACAAGGCCAAGGCGTCCAAGCCGCGCGGCCCCAAGCCGCCGCGCACCGACCCCGTCGGCGCGGACGAATCCATGAGCCCCATGGACCGCATGCGCGCCGCCTACGCCAACTAACCACCCCTTAATGAAAGGAAGCCACCATGGCACTCACCCTGGCCGAAGCGGCCAAACTCTCCACCGACGACCTCCAGAAGGGCGTGCTCGAAATGTTCGTGCAGGAAAGCCCCGTCCTCGACCGCATCCCGTTCCTCGATATCGAAGGCAACGCGTACGCGTACAACGAGGAGGCCACCCTGCCCGGCGTCGCGTTCCGCAACGTCAACGAGGCGTACACCGAATCCACCGGCACCGTCAACCAGAAGAGCGAGAAGCTCGTCATCCTCGGCGGCGACGCCGACGTGGACCGGTTCATCCAGCAGACCCGCAGCGACCTCAACGACCAGCGAGCCACCCAGACCGCCATGAAGGTCAAGGCCATCTCCTACAAGTTCCAGGACACGTTCTTCAACGGCAGCGTGAAGACCGACGCCAAGAGCTTCGACGGCCTCAAGACCCGACTGACCGGCAACCAGGTCATCACCCCCAACGCCAACGGCATCAAGGTCCTCGGCAACGGCGGTACCGACGTGCACACGTTCCTCGACGCGCTCGACAGCATGCTGGCCGCCGTGCCCGGCATCAACGCCACCAACGGCGCGATCTACATGAACAGCCAGATCATGGGCAAGTTCCGCAGCGCACTGCGCCACATCGGCTACGACACCACCCTCCAGCAGGACATCAACGGCAAGCGCACGCTCATGTGGAACGGCGTGCCCGTGCTCGACGCCGGCACCAAGACCGACGGCACCATGGTTCTGGCCGCCAACGAGACCGTCGGCACCGCCACCACCACGACCAGCGTGTACGCCGTGCGCTTCGGCGGCGACGAGGGCGACCAGGCCGTCACCGGCCTGACCAACGGCGGCGTCATGGTCGACGACCTCGGCATGCTGCAGGACAAGCCGTCCTACCGCACGCGCGTCGAACTGTACTGCGGCCTGGCCGTGTTCGGCGGCAAGGCCGCGGCCCGACTGGCGGGAGTGATCAATGGCTGACATCGACACCGACATCCTCGACCAGCCCGACGCCCCGACCGACACCGGCGACGCCACCGGAGACACGCCCCCGGACAAGGCCGCGCCCGGCCGCAGGACCGGCAAGGCGAAGGCCAAACCCGCCACCGCGTCCGACGCGGCACCCTCCACGGCCATGCTGCGCATGGAATCCTGGGAACAGGACGACGCCGACGGCGTACGCGTGCGCATCGAACGCGACATGGACACCGGTGAACTGACCGTCACCCCCGTCGGGGAGGCGTGATGGACGCGCCGTCCGTCACCGTCGACCAGCTCGAAAGCGGATGGCGCGCACTCTCCCTAGAGGAGCGGGTGCGCGCGCAGGTACTGCTCGAACGCGCCTCGCGCATCATCCAGGCCGACTGCCCCGGCTGGCGGCGTGCCGAGACACGCACGCCCGGCCTGTTCGCCGACACCTGCTGCGACATGGTCAAACGCGCCATGACCGCCGGCACGCTAGGCGCGCCCGAGGGAGTCAGCCAGATGAACTCCACCACCGGACCGTTCACCGAGGGGTACACGTTCGCCAACCCCATGGGCAACCTCTACCTGCTCGACACGGAGAAACGACGCCTCAACGGCGGCACGGCCCGCGCCTTCCACATCCGCATGACAGGAGGCAATGCATGAACGCCGCCGAAACCGTCGCGTTCCTTCGCTGCGAGACGACGCTGAGCCACGGTCTGCGCGCCGCCGGCCAGCCCACCACGCTCGGATCCATGCGCGTGCTGTGCGCGCCAGGACAGTACGAGCGTGCGACGCAGGCCGGGCGGACCGTGGCCACGAGCGGATACGACCTGTACCTACGGGGCGCCCCCGCGTTCGCGGTGCGCATCGGGGACAAGGCCGTCATCCGCGACGAGACGCTCACGGTCACGCACACGCCGGAGGAATGGCGCCGCGGCGGACGATGCGTCGGCGTCCAATACCACGTCGAACGGGAGGAGGACCTGTGAGCCGCAACGTCAAGGTCGTGCTCAACCGCAGGAACGTGTCACGCCAGCTGCTGCACAACAAGCAGCTCCTCGACGAGGTCCAATACCAGATCGAGGGCATGGCCGAGGCCCACGACAGCATCAAGGTGTACCGCAACGAGGACGGGGAACGCGGCAACGTGGTCGCCACGATCCCCATGCCGGTGGAGGACGCGCACCGCGGACTGATGAGCGACATGCTCGGCAAGGTGCGGATATGACCCCGTCGCTCATCGGCATCGACCCCTCCGACATGATCGCCGACCTGCTCACGGCGGGACTGCCTCACGCCGCAGTCGGCTGGGACATGCCCCCCGGCGGCGGCCCCCGAGTGTTCCTGACGCTCTCCCCGGGCGCCATGCCCACGCCCGTCACCCAACGCATGACCCTCACCCTGAGCTGCTACGCGTCCCAACCCGACGGCTCATGCGACTGGCGGACCGCCCGCACGCTGTTCGCGGACGCCGTACGACGGCTCCTCGCCGCGTGCAGAACATATCCGATCGTGGACGCCGCCGTGCAATCCGGCCCCATCCGCCAGCACGACACGGCACTCCACACCGACTACGCATACGGCGCGGTCCTCCTGACCGTAGCCGCCCGATAACGAAAGGACAAACCATGGCAGACGCCAAACTCGAAAAGGCGCTCCTCGCCGCCGGCGCCACCGGCCTCGACTTCGCCGCCGGCAACAACGCCGACCTCGTCAAGCTCATCAAGGAGGCCGCGATCTACCAGTACGACGTGGCCGAGGACATCAGCTTCTCCGCATCCTGGACGCCAGGAAAGGACAAGCTGCCGTTCGGCTACATGAGCGAGGACGGCATCACCATCCACCCCGAAGCGGGCGACAGCAACGACTTCACCGCCCACAACGGCGACACACCCGTCACCTGGAACTCCGGAGGCTACTGGACCATCCAGTTCGTCGGACTCGAGGACAAGGACCTCGTCGTCGAGACCTACTTCGACACCAGCAAGGCCGAGGACGGATCCCTGACCATCAGCTCCGCCGAATGCAACACCTACCACCAGTACGTCGTCGCCGGCCTCACCCAGACCGAGGACCTCATCCTCCTGCACCTGCCCAAGGCCAAGGTCAACGAACGCGAGGACATGACCTGGAACATCAGCAACCTCATGAACTTCGGCATGACCCTGCGCGCCTACAAGACCGCCAAGCACCCCTACTTCATGAAGGCCTACGGCTTCGGCAAGGCCGCCTGAAAGGACCCGACGTGAACGAACGCGAATACGCCTCCATCACCCCCGAACTCATCGCCGACCAGGGCGACACGCGGCCCGTGCGCATCCAGTACGGCGACGTGCGCATGGACCTGCCCGCCTCGACGACACACGCAGCGTCCCCATGACCGTCCTCGCCATGGGCCTCAACGTCGTCTCACGCGGCTGGGACAACCTCGACCAGGAGGAGCGGATCGGCGCACTGAGCGTCTTCCTCGCCTACCTCCTGCGCGAATACCCCAGGCTCGAACGCGAACTCGACCGCAAAAGCGGAGACAAGATCAAGGACATCGGCCGCATCATCGCCGAATGGTGCCGGCAGTCGGACGCCGACCCAAAATCCTGATCCTCCTGCACCTGTGGGCCGAACACCGGCCGGCCCTCCAATACGACTGGCATCGGGCGTGGGGCGGGCCTCTCGACCCCGGCCGGACCCCCGCATACACGGCATGGCCCATGCTCAAGGAGATCCTCAAGGACCACTCCAGCCACGCATGGGCCGCGCTCGCCCGATACTCGTACGTCCCCGACACCGCCGAACTGCTCGTCCACGCCGCCAACCAGGGGCAGTCCGGCTCCAGGACCACGCCGGCCTGGCTCAGACCCGGCCCCTTCGACCGTCCCGGCAGCGGCCCGGCGCGCCCCCACGACAAGGCCCTGCAGGACAAGCTCAGACGACGGCTCGGCATCGACACCGGACCTAAGGAGGATTGACCATGGCGCAGGAGCTCGGCGTCGGCTACATCATCATCAGCCCCTCCACCAAGGGTCTGGGCAAGGCCATCGAAGGCAGCATCGGAGACGGCGCCGGCAAAGGCGTCGCCAAATCGTCCAAGACGATCCTGACCAGACTGTCCGGCACGTTCACCAAGGTCGGCAAGATCGGCGTGGGCGCCATCGGCACCGTCACCGGTGCGCTCACCGGGCTGGCGGCCAAGGGCGGCTTCGACCGCGCCCTGAACATCGAACGGGCCCAGACCAAGCTCAAGGCCCTCGGGCACGACACCAAGAGCGTCGACGGCATCATGAACGACGCGCTCGCCTCGGTCAAGGGCACCGCGTTCGGCCTGGGCGACGCGGCCAGCGTCGCGGCCGGCATGGTCGCGTCCGGCGTCAAGCAGGGCAAACAGCTCGCCACGGTGCTCGCCACCGTCGGCGACGTGGCCCAGGTGTCCGGGCGCAGCTTCAGCGACATGGGCCTGATCTTCCAGCAGGTCGCCGCCAAGGGCAAGCTGCAGGGCGACGAGATGCTCCAGCTCATGCAGTCCGGCATCCCCGTCCTGCAGTACCTCGCCGACCACTTCAAGGTCACCAGCGCCGAAGCGCAGGACATGGTGTCCGCCGGCAAGGTCAGCTTCGAGGAGTTCGAGGAGGCGATGCGCGAACATCTCGGCGGCGCGGCCCAGTCCGCCGGCGAGAGCTTCGACGGCGCCATGGGCAACGTCAAGGCGGCGTTCTCCCGACTCGGCGAGACCGTCGCCACCCCCGTCATCCAGGGACTGACAGGCCTGTTCAACCAGGCCATCCCCATGATCGACGGGTTCACCGCGCAGGCGACGCCCATCCTCGAACGCGTCGGAGACGGCCTGCGCACAGGCCTCGAACAGGCCCTGCCCGCCGTGCAGGACGCCATGGAGCACGTGGGCGTGCTGGTCGCCGCCTGCGACGATCTGGGACACTATGCGGAGGCCGCCGCCACGGCGCTGGGCGGGCTCGCCGGAGGGCTGGCGGCCATCAAGACGAGCCAGGGGATCGTCGCCGCCGCGCAGTCGTCGCGTGACCTGGCCGCCATGCTGCAGCTGGCAGTCGACCCGGCCGCCGAGGGAGCCAACACGCTCATCCGGCTCTCGAACGCCGCCAAGGCGTACGACGGCGTCGCCTCCGGCCTCGTCGGAACCATCGGCGGCATGTCCGGGAAGCTGGGAGGCATCGCCGCGGCCGCAGGCAAGGCCGGTGGCGGGCTCAAGGGCCTGTCCTCGGCGCTCGGACTCGGACCGTGGGGTCTCGTCGCCGCAGGCGTCGCGACCGTGGCCGGCGCACTGGCCGCGTTCTTCACACAGACCGAAACGGGCCGCGCCGCATGGGACGGCCTCGTCGAGCTCCTGCAGCCGCTGTGGCAGACCGTCCAGGACGCCTGGCAGTCCGCATTGCCGGCCCTGCAGGACCTCGTCCAGTCGTTCGGCGACACGATCTCCGGCATCGCGTCCACGACCGGCCCGGCTCTCGGCGAGCTGGCCGCGACCGTCGGGCCGATGCTCTCCGCGTTCGCGGACGCCGTCGTGACGCTGCTGGCGCCGATCAGCGCGAACCTCCCGGCCCTCGCCGCGGCGTTCCAGGACCTCGGACAGGACATCGCCGGCGCGGTGCAGGCGTGCACGCCCGCGTTCCGGCAGCTCGCCGACGCGTTCACCCAGGCATGGGGGCAGATAGCACCGGCTCTCGGAGACCTCGCCGCCACGGTCGCCCCAGTCCTCGCCCAGATCGCGGGACTCGTCATGGACCTGGTGGCCCAGCTGGCCGGGCCTCTGGCCACGGTCCTCACCGCCGGCGCCGGCGTCATCGCCACGATCGTCGCCGCAACAGCCGGACTCCTGCCTCTCATCGGACAGATCATCGCGTCGGTCGCGTCGGTCATGACGGTGGTCGCCGCACTGGCCGCGAACCTGATCGGCGCGCTCCTGCCCGTCATCACCGGCATCATCAACGGGGTGACCGCGCTCCTGCCCGTCATCTCCACGGCCGTGACCGCGATCCTGGGCGTCGTCACACCGGCGGTGACCATGATGGCCGGCATCATCCAAGGCCTCCTGACCACATTGCAGGGCGTCATCAACTTCGTGACCGGAGTGTTCACCGGCGACTGGTCTCAGGCTTGGGAGGGCGTCAAGCAGATCTTCTCCGGCGTCTGGCAGCAGCTCACCAGCCTCCTGACCGGCGCGTGGAACATGATCCAGGCCATCATCCGCGGCGGCCTGGCGACGCTCCTGGCCGCATGGACGGCCGGATGGAACGCCGTCGGCTCGTTCTTCACGAGCATCTGGACCGGGCTGAAGAACGCCGCATCCGCCGGCGTCGACGCGGTCGTCCGAGTCGTCACCGGCATCCGCTCGCGCATCACCGGGTTCTTCTCCGACGCCGCGTCCTGGCTCGTCGACGCCGGCGGGAACCTGCTGCGAGGCCTGTGGAACGGCATCAACGACGCGGTCGGATGGGTCGTCGCCCAGATCGGCGGACTCAAGGACGCGATCGTGGGCGGCATCAAGAAGCTCTTCGGCATCCACTCTCCGTCACGGGTCATGCGCGACGAGGTCGGCATCATGATCGGCAGAGGCCTGGCCGAAGGCATCCGCCGTAGCGAGACCCTCGTCGGCAAGGCCGGCGACCGCCTCGCAGCCGCCGCCATGCCCGACCAGATCCCGCTGCCCGCGTTCGACGACGGCGGACTCGCCACGACGGTCCGCCGCGCGATGGCCTCCTACCGGGTCGACATGACCGTCGGGGACGCTGCCGGCGGCCGTGACGCCGCATCCATCGGACGGCAGACCGTGGTCTACCTGACCTACAACGGCGCGACGTCCACGCCGTCCGACCGGGTGGCCGGACTGCTGGAACTGCTCGGCGACGAACTCGAACACTCCCTCCAGACCGCATAAACCGCATAAAGGAGAACAGCATGGCCGACGGATACGGGAACATCGTGAACAACGCGTGGCGCTGCTGGTGCGCCGCATGGGTCGTGTCCGAGACGGACACGACCGCGACCATCAGGGTCGAGGCGCGCCAGCAGACCGTGAACGGGTGGACGCTCGTCGGCTGGGCGTCGGCCAGCGTGTACTGCGACGGCCAGACGGCCGGCGGCAACAGCGCGAGCCAGACGATCCCGACGAACGGGTACGCGACCCGCTACTCGCGCGATTTCACGGTCTCGAAGACCTCGTCGTCTCGCAACGTGTGGTGCTCCGCGTCGGTGTCGTGGAACGGCACCGGCGCCGGTTCGAGCAACGCGGGCGTGAACGTCGCCATCGTCGGCATCCGCTACAAGAAGCCGAACACGCCGTCCGACCTGTCGATAACGCGCGTGGACGACACGGCCGCGAACCTCACGTGGCGGAACAATCCCGACGCCGGGGCGCTCAAACCGTACGCGCAGGTCATCATCGACAAGCGCACGCTGACCGGCGGCGGCTCGTGGGGCGCGTGGGGCACGCTCGCCACATTGGGCGGCACGACGACGAACTACAAGGCCGCCCTCAAGTCGAACTGTCGCTATCAGTTCCGCATCCTCGCGCGCAACACCGCCGGGGACAGCGCGCACGTGGAGACGCAGATCATCTCCACCACGCCCGCCGCGCCGAAGAGCGTCACCGCGGTCAAGACCGGTACGGGCACGGTCGCGATCACGGCGGACGTGTCCAACTCGACGCCATCGTGGGTGACGTGCTGGCGCACCTCGGACGGCGGCAAGACATGGACGTCCCTGACCAAGACCGTCGCCGACGCGGTCATCCCCTCCAACGGCAAGGCGATCATCACCGACACGGCGGCACCTGCCGGCACCATCCAGTACCGGTGCTACGTGCGGCGCCGAATCATCGGCGACGGCAAGATCGATGATCTGACACAGACGCTCGTGTCCTCCACGGCCACCGTGTCGAACGCGGTCACGACGATCACACCACCGCTCGCACCGACCGTCACAACCCCGCAAGCGGGGGCGGTATACGCCAATCCGGCGACGGTACGCGTCCAATGGACGGCCAATCACCCGGACGGGTCCGCCCAGACCGCCGCGCAGGTCGAGGCGACCGACCCGGACGGCGGCACCCGGACCGGCGACGTGACATCGGCCGACCATTACGACCTGTGGTGCGCGACCAGCGGACAATGGTCCGTGCGCGTACGCACCAAAGGCCTGCACGCCGACTGGGGCGCATGGAGCACCCCGGTCGCGGCCACAATCCACTATCCGCCGACCGTCGTCATCACCGCACCCAGCGATGACATCACCGCCAGCCCCTTCGACGTGTCATGGAGCGTGTCCGACCGGACCGGTGTGAGCGAGCAGACCGTCACCATCAGCGGCGACCGGGGACAGGCGACGCTGACCGTCCCGCCAACGGAGAGCGGTGTCACGGTCACGGCGGGCGACTACCTGCCCGCCAACGGCGAACGGGTGACCATCAGCGTGCGCGTGCGCGGCGGCAGCGGCCTGACCGGCACCGCCAGCATCCTGCGCACGGTCACCTACACGCCGCCCGCCGCTCCATCCATCACCATCACCATCGACCATACGGACCTCAGCGCCGTCTACCGCGTCGACACCGGTGAGGCATCGGGCACGACGCCCAAGACGGACCATATCCTCGTACGCCGCATCATCGACGACGACATCCTCGTCATGGCCGACGCACTCGCCCCCGGACAGCAGACCATCGACAGGCTCCCGCCCCTGCGCCTGCCATACACCGTCGAGGCGATCGCCTTCGCAGCATCCGGAGCCACGAGCTCCAGCGTCGAGACCGTGACCATCGACACCGACCGATGCTGCCTGAACTTCGGCCCGGACGCCGCGGAACCACTGCCGGTCGGAGGCGGACTGCAGATCAGCGAGAAGCCCGTCACGGCGACCGAGGAATACCATTTCGCCAACGGCGACGACGGCCTGCCATACAGCTACCAGCTGCACGACCTCGACAACACCGTCAGTGTCACCAGCCGATACGACTGGCAGGACGGAGACCTGTACCGCACCATCCGACGACTGTCCCGCCGGTACGCGTACGCATGGTTCCGCAACCTCGACGGCAGCCGCATCCGGGCGAAGACATCCATCAGCCAGAAACTATCCGCCGAAGGCCCGCTCGTCGACCTGACCATCGATCTGACCGAAATCAACTGGAAGGAACCGTCCTGATGGACCAGTCGCATCACACCATGGAGTACACGACACGGATCCGCGTCATGCGGGTCGACCGGCTCACCGGACTTGAGACCGGCGTCGTCCAAGGAATCGAACGCGGAGGATCCATCACCCGCAACCAGGACACGAGCATCGGCGAGACCGCCAGCCTGACCATCGCCGGCGACCTCGACCTCGGCACCGACCTGGTGCGCATTTGGGCCGACCTTGACTATGAGAACGGCGACACGGAATCCATCGCCCTGGGCACGTTCCTGCCCAATGCCGCCAAACGCGAGATCGACGGCGGCGCCGACTCCCAGCCGCTCGACCTATACGGGCGTCTGCGCGAACTGCAGGACAGCGGGTTCCCCACCCCCGTCACCCTCGCGGCGGGAAGCGATCCCATGGCATTCATCGAGGAGCAGATCCGCGAAAGCGGACTCGGCATCGCCCCTCATGATGAATGCACATGGCGCATGGGCGACCAGTGGACGTTCGGCATGGACGATGACACGCGCTCCTCCAGCCGACTCAACGCGATCAACACTCTCCTCGACCTGATCGGCTGGCAGTCGGCGCGAACCGACCCCATGGGCAGTGTCGTCCTCCAGCCCTACACGCGCCCGGCCGACCGGGCCCCCGCATGGACATTCCGCGAAGGCGGAGGCGCGCGGTTCCTGCGCAGCATGACCGACGAACGCGACTGGTTCGACACCAAGAACGAGATCATCGTGATCTACACCGGACAAGACCGCGATATCCGGGGCCATGCACTCGACGACGACCCGGACAGCATGTTCAGCACCGTCTCCCGAGGCCGGACCATCAGCGACACCGTCGTCTACAACGACGTCCCTGCCAACATGACCGACAACGAACTGCAACGCATGGCCGACGACAAAGCGAGCGAACTGCTCGCGACCGCGCAGGCCGTCATCCGCCGCATCACCTTCACCCACCTGTACGCGCCGATATCACCGGGCGACGTAATCACCATCGACTACCCGAGCGGACAAGTCAACGGCGATTTCAGCGTGCGAACCCAGACCATCTCACTGACGGCGGGCCTGCCCGTCGAATGCGAGGCGAAGAGCTTCAGCCGATGAAAGGACCAGACCATGGACTCGACCAGTCAGACCGAAGAGCGCATCGTGCGCAAGGTCGCGCAACGGCTCGCCGGACAGCTCGCCGCGACGTTCCGGCAACGGGACACCGTGACCATGCGGCGTGCAACCGTAACCGCGATTCACCTCGACGAGGGGATTCTGACCGCCGACCTCGACATGGCCGGGACGACGCTCCACGGCGTGCCCATGACCATCGACTGCGCCGCAGTCGAAAACGGCGATCGCGTCATGGTGGAGACCTATGCCCACCAGTCGATTGTCACCGGGGTGCTCGCCCGGTCCTCGGACAAGTACGAGTTCGTGCGCAGTGTCCAGTGGAAGCCCCCGTACGGGGAGACGTCGATCCGCCTGTACCGGGTGGGGAACATGGTGTGTGCGACCGGTCTGGTGAAGTTCATGGCCAGCGGCGAGATCAACGATTCCAAGCACAACGAAATAGTCCCGGCCGGATATCGGCCCGCGGTCGACGACGCGACCATCGTCAGCGGCGCGAGGAGCACGCTGTGCTTCTCGGTGAAGAAGAACGGGACCGTGTACGGGCGCGGCAACAGCAATGGGGCGTATACGAGCCTGACCGGCAGCTGGGGCACGCTCGACCCGCTGCCCATCTGACAAGGAGACACATATGACTTTCGTGCATTTCAATTTGACGGATCCGCAGGGCGCGCCCCTGTCGGGTGCGGTGGCGTGCGTGCCGACGCGGCGTGTGACGGTCGGGTCGGCTATCCGTCTGCCGGTCCCGGTATCGGTACCGCTGACGGATGGCGAGGCGACGGTGGAGCTATTGCCGTCCACGACCCAATGGGCGTGGCGTGTGAGCGAGCTGGTGTCCAAGGGCTTGGTCCGCTATGTGGCCGTGCCTGATGAGGTCGGCATGGTCGAATACGCCTCATTGGAGGGTATCGACCCGGCGACGCTCGACGTGGACAGCGCCACTTTGGCCGCGTGGGAGCAGACCACACGCCAGGCCCAAGCGGCCCTCGACGGCATCCGTGACGTGGGCGAGAGCGTCGAGCGCGCGGAGAGCGCCGCGACGGGCGCGGAGCAGGCGTTGGCGACGGCGAAATCCTTCGATCTGACCGTCGGCTCGGTCCGTGTCACCGACAGCGTGGACGAGGCCGGTGCAAGCCTGCACGGCGACTGGCCGTCCAAACAGCTCGACATGGTGATTCCCCGCGGACCCAAGGGAGAGCAGGGAGAGTCTGGCGAGCGTGGCGTGGAAGGCCCGCAGGGACCGCGCGGAGAGACGGGCGCGCCCTTCGGCATCGCCAAGGTCTACGCGTCGATGGACGCCATGAAAGCCGACCATTCCAATCCCGCCATTGCCGTCGGCGCTTTTGTGATGATCACGACTGATTCCATCGAGGACCCGGAGAACGCGACGCTCTGGGTCAAATCCCAGACGGAGTGGACGTATATCACGGACATGTCCGGTGCCACGGGTCTCCAAGGTCCGCAGGGTCCGCAGGGCATCCAAGGCCCGGAAGGCGACAGGGGCGAGACCGGCCCGCGGGGAGAGCAGGGCGCGCCCGGTCTGGCCGCGACCGTCCACGTCGGCACCGTCACAACGCTGGCTCCCGGAGAGTCGGCCACGGTGTCCAACACGGGCACCGCGCAGGATGCGGTCCTCGCCTTCGCCATCCCGCAGGGAGCCAAGGGAGATCAGGGCGACCCCGGTAAGGACGGCATCCAGCTCCACATCTCCGACACCCTAGAAGAGGGCATCGCGTGGAGCAAGGAGCATCCGGACGATTTCGTTGCGGTGCTGGAGGAGGTGGCATCGTGACGCTTTTGCATGACGGCAGGCGTGTGGACGCCGTGTGCCTGCAAGGCAGGACCGTGGGCATGTGCGCGCAGGGTCGCGTGGTCGTGCCAGCTCACAGGCTGACCGTCCGACCCAGCACCCGCGGGTATGGCGTGGCGGATCTGCTTGACCGCGGGCGGCACGTCGCCACGCAGATTCTCCAATGGCCGCTGCTGTCATCGAACAGCTCTCCCGACACCTATCCGATACCTCAGACGGAGGCCGCCGGTACGAGGACGTTCCTTGATGGGGGCGGCCTCCAGTTCGACGCCGGATACTCCCCTTATCCGCTGAAGTGCAGACAGAATTCGAAGTGGTCGAAAGCCGACGCGTGGGAGGGCGTGGACAAGGTCACGGCGTTCACGGTTTTCGAACTCCTGACGGAGATCGACCCGACCGCCGCACACCCGGTCATGTCGATGATGTGGAACAACACCAGTGCCTCGCCCGCTCAGACGGTGGATGAGATAGACCTGTCCGAGCCCGGCTATTACGTCGCCGCCCGCGAGTTCGACGTTATCCACAATCCCGCAGGCAGCCTGATGGTCTCTTTCTCGACGATGTTCGCGTGGGATAAAGCCAAGCGTCCGGGCGTGTGGCGCGTCTGGGCGCAGGGCGTCATTCCCAGTGACGAGTATGCGGCGATGCGCGCGTGCGGGGTCGAGTGTTTCGGCCCGCAGGGCATCCGCAAAATAGGGGGGGGGGCTTCCTAGCCCGCCTTCTCCGGCGACTGTGTGGGAGCTGGCAGCATGAGCCGGCTCATCACACACGGACAACAGGTCGCGCACGTGCTGATGGATGGGCGGCGTGCGACCGTCATCCACGACGGACAGGTGCTGGTCTGGGACCGGGCGAATCTCGTGCCACGATTCGCGCCCATCACCGCGTCGGGCGTGAGCTGGACGTTCGACGGGACCAGCTACCACTGCGTCGGCACACCGACCGCGTGGGGCAGTATGAAGAGCAAGCCCATCGCTTTGCAGGCGGGACGCTATTCGCTGGCTCGCACCGTCGGATGGCGGAATGGCGTGCTGTATCCGGAGATACGCGTCAGCCGTCTGGATGGCACGTCATTCAATGAGTCTCCCAAGATCGGCGTCTTCGACGTGGACCACGAGCAGACCGTGAGTGTGACTCTCGTCCACGCGCCCAAAGTGGTTTTGGACGACGACATCATCCCCATCCTGCAAAAAGTGGATTAGCCTCCTGCGGGGTGATGCCATGAGCATCATCCTGCAAGGCAGACGACTCGTCGGAGCCTGCGCGCGGGGGCGTCAGGTGTCGCATCTCATCATGGGCGGGCAGGTCGTGTGGCGTGGGCGGTGGAACCTCATCGCCAATCCCGGATTCGAGGATGACAGTGCATGGGCGCTGGGGGTCTTCACCTCCTACGTCACATCCGACAAGACGCTACTGCCTCATTCCGGACGTCGATTCCTCTCCGGGCTCATCGAAAACGACTGTTGCGCGTCTCAATCGGTCGCCATCCCGGAGGCCGGAACCTACGAGCTGGCCGCATATTTTGCGTCCGGCGCGATTGACCGCAGTCACATGCTCGCCGTCTACGACGCCGACGGCCAAACCACGCTCGCATCCCAATCATGGGAGCGTGCGTCCGCCGTTATGACATGGGAGCGACGCTCACTATCCGTGACCATTCCCACGCCGATGACCGTCCAAGTGCGACTCGGCGGAAACTGGCCGCGCATCGATGACGTCTCCCTGGTCCGTATTGCCTGACCAACCATCACATCACATCGATTCGAGGGAGGAGCCATGACTTGACCCCGATCTGGGTGACCATCCTGGTCGCCGTCATCACATCCACCGGCGGCGCCATCGCCGGAGCCGGACTCAAACAACTCGACCGACTGTCACGACTAGGCGGTCTGGCGGATCGGCTCGATCGGGTCGACGCGGAGAACCGTAAGCGCGACGAGCATTCCAGGCTCGTCGATGACGCGCTCAAGGCCTTGCTTTTCGACAAGATCGCCCGATTGCACGCGGATACCGTCGAACGCGGGCGTCCGGTGCCCACGCCGGTCAAGACGCGCGTGGACGCCGCGTACGAGGCGTACGCCGCCCTGGGCGGCAACGGCGTCGGCAGGCATTACAGGGACGAGATGATCGCCGCCCACGCCGCCGACCCGACCGACTAGTCCACGGATTTACCCGAAGCCCCGACCATCCCGGCCGGGGCTTTTCCATAATCACAGAGAGGAGACAAGGTGCACCATCACAGCACCATCACCACCAGCACGCGCGGCCATCCGCCGCTCATCACCCGACTGACTGGGCTGCTGCTCGCCGCGACCGTCATGCTCACGTCGGGCGTGGCCATGGCGGACACGGGCATGGACGTGTCCAAATGGCAGGGATGCGTCAGCGCGTCCGCCGCCGCCCAGGCCAAGGCCGGCGGGGCCGCGTTCGCGTTCGTCAAGGTCAGCGAGGGCAACGGGTACACCGACAGTGTGGCCGACTGCACCATGCAGGGGCTCGCGTCGGCCGGCATCCGCCGCGGCGTCTACCACTACGCGCGCCCCGATCTGGGCAACACTCCCGAGGCCGAGGCGGACTGGTTCGTCAGCCAGACGCGCGGCTACATCGGCAAGGGCGTCATCCCGGTCCTCGACTGGGAGCCCGGCGGCTCGTACAACACGTGGACGTGGTGGGCCAAGCGCTGGCTCGACCGCGTGCAGGCCGCGTGGGGCGTCAAGCCGCTGATCTACATGAGCGCATCGGTCATCAAGGCCGGCGACTGGCGCGCGGTCGCGAACGCGGACTACGGCCTGTGGGTCGCCGGCTATCCGGCCGGCTACACGCAGGACAGGCTGCGCGACCCCGGCGCGGTCCCGTACGACGTGAGTCCGTGGAAGTTCGCCGCCGCCTGGCAGTACTCGTCCTCCGGGCGCGTGCCCGGCGTGGGCGACCGCATCGACGTGAACTGGTTCTACGGCGACGCGGCCACATGGGCAAAGTACGCGGGCGCCGAGCACGGCACGAACGCGAACCCGACCCCGAGCACGCCGGCCGAGACGCCCCAGCAGGGCGCGCCGACCGGTGACGTGGAGTCGCTGGCGCGCGCCGTGATCCGCGGCGACTACGGCAACATGCCGCAGCGCAGGGTGCTGCTCGGCAGCCGCTACGACGAGGTCCAGGCGCGCGTCGACCAGATCCTCGCCGGCAACGCGCCGACGTCTCAGACCACCGGGCAGACTGCGGCCACGCGTGTGACCGTGCGCGCCGGTGACACGCTCAGCGCGATCGCCGCCCGCACGGGCCTGTGGCCGTTGAGTGCGTGGAGCGTCCCGTCGGGCGACCGCAACCGGATTTATCCGGGTCAGACGGTCGTCTACACGGGATCCGCCACGACGTCGCAGGCGCCGGCCACGTCAGGTCATGTCGTGCGCGCGGGCGAGAGCCTGTGGTCGATCTACGGGACCGGATGGAGCGCCGCCGCCGCGCGTAACGGCATCTCGGCCCCGTACGTCATCTACCCGGGGCAGGTGCTCCGATAACCCGTGGCCGGCTGTCGGCATCATCGCCGGCGGCCGGCACCTCAGAGAAAAGAGATGTCATCATGACCGATGAACAGGAACTGTCCGCCATCGCCCGCGGTCTCGCCGGCGACGCCCCGACACCCGACATACCCGCCGCCGAGACGACGACGCAGGACGTGCCGGACTGGCTGATCCCGGACAAGCTGTATGACGTGCTCAAATGGTGCGGCCTCGTGCTGCTGCCCGCCTTGGGCGTGCTTGTGCAGACGCTGGGCCCGGTGTGGGGCTGGTCGTGGGCCGACGCGGCCGCGACCACGCTAGACGCGATCGGCCTCGCCGTCGGCGTCGTCATCGGCGCCAGCGCACTCAACGCCCGACGCTCCACCAAGTAATCAATGCGCCCGCTCCCATCACCGGGGAGCGGGCGCATTTTTGCGTTCCTCCCACGGCCGGACCTCCGCCATTTTGCCCACATTTTGCCCACATCATCGTCATAAAACCCCGAAAAACACCGTAAAAACCTGAAAAACAGAAAAGCCGCAATCCCTACTGCGGTAAGGGATTGCGGCTATTTTCCAATGATGTGGAATGGTCGGACCGGCGGGATTTGAACCCGCGACCCCTTGACCCCCAGTCAAGTGCGCTACCAAACTGCGCTACGGTCCGAACTCGGCGCTATCAGCACCGAGTAGATAAGTTACTATATATGTCCGGTGTTGTAAAACCGGCGTGTCGAAATTCTTGCAGACCACCACACAAATCCACATCGGACAGCAGGAAAAGACAATAAAGTAGGTCAATCATCGAGGCGAAACGCAATATCGAGAGCAACTATTGACAACTTTGATAATACCGACTTCTGAACCGACGATCAATCCCTTCACCCTATTGCCGAGGCCTCAATACCCGTCGCCACCATCCGAAAAGCGTTCGCCCGCTCCCCGCGAGCGCCTTTGTCCTATTTCCAGTCAGGCGTGACCTACAGTATATTCGTGGTAACTGCTACGACGCCGTACGACGACGATGGGAGTCACGTATGAACATGCAGAGGGTTTCCGTCCGTGGTCTGTCCATCCTCATCCCGCAGATGCTGGACAGGTTGGATCGGCTGCCGGATGATCCGCCGGAGATGACGGCGTTTGCGGGTCAGACGGGGCAGGCGGCCTGTGTGGTGTTCCTGCAGCCGATACCGCCAGACCGGTCCATGCCGTTCGGAGACGAACGGGCCGTGGTCGACGGGATCCATCGGACGCTCGCCGGCGATCAGGGGCTGATCGAGGTCGTCGGCGGCACCGCTGATTCCGGTCGGAGCGTCATGTGGAGCATCGTCAAGACGGTCTCGCAGGAGGACGGCGTTCAATATGGTCTGACGCTGCATCTTGACTGCGCCGGTTTCGTGGTGCAGGTGCAGGCGTTCGCGAGTGAAGTCGGCGTGACGGGGATCCGTGAAGCGCAGGTATACGAGTTCGCGCGGCAGCATGGGTGGGTCGATGAACACGGCCACGGCTGGGCGAGGGACCCGTATGATGACGGCTACGGGCGCGGCGTCCTCATGAACCTCTCCGAGGATGACGGATTCGACGATTCCTTTCCGGAGCATCCGCTATCGGTCGTCAGGGCATTCGTATCGGCGTTCGTGGGATGCAACTAGATAGCGCGAGGGCGGGGTGCCGTGGTTTCGGAAAACCGTGGCACCCCTCCCTCGTCATATGCACTGCGCATATTGCGCATGCTGTGCGCGTTACTTGCGCTTCTTCTTTTCGCGGATGTTGACCGAGATCTGGATCGGCGAGCCTTCGAAGCCGAATTCCTCGCGCAGGGAGCGTTCGAGGAAGCGGCGGTAGCCGTGCTCGAGGAAGCCGGTGGCGAAGATCACGAAGCGCGGCGGGCGCGTGGACGCCTGGGTGGCGAACAGGATGCGCGGCTGCTTGCCGCCTCGCAGCGGGTGCGGGTGGGCGGCCTGGATCTGGCCGAGGAACGCGTTGAGCTTGCCGGTGGGGATGCGCTTGTCCCAGGATTCGAGGGCCTGGTGCATGGCGCGCGACAGGCGGTTCGTGTGCCAGCCGGTCTTGGCGGACAGGTTGACGCGCGACGCCCAGGTGACGCGCGTGAACTCGGTCTTCCACAGGCGTTCCATGCGCTGGCGGTCGAACTCGTCCATCAGGTCCCACTTGTTGAACACGAGCACGATGGCGCGGCCGGCGTCGACGGCGGAGCTCATGACCTTGAGGTCCTGGTCGGAGATCGGCTGGGATGCGTCGAACAGGACGAGCGCGAGTTCGGAGCGTTCGATCGCGGCCTGGGTGCGCAGCGACGAGTAGTATTCGGCGCCGGACAGCTTGTGCAGGCGGCGTTTGATGCCGGCGGTGTCGATGAACAGCCAGTCCTCGCCGTCGACGCGCACGATCTGGTCGACCGGGTCGCGCGTGGTGCCGGCGAGGTCGTTGACGACCGCGCGCTCCTCGTGCGCGAGCTGGTTGAGCAGCGACGACTTGCCGACGTTCGGTCGGCCCACGAGGGCGACGCGGCGCAGGTCGGTGGGGGTGAGGAAGCCGCTCGTCTTGTCGGCGCGGCGCAGCGAGTCGAGGGCGGCGTCGAGCAGGTCGCCCACGCCGCGGCCGTGCATCGCGGAGATCGCGTACGGTTCGCCCAAGCCGAGCTTCCAGAATTCGGCGGCCATGTATTCGCTGATCGAATCGTCGATCTTGTTGACGGCGAGCGTCACCGGCTTGCCGGCGGCGCGCAGCATCTTCACGATGCGCTCGTCGGTGTCGGTCATGCCGGTCTGCGCGTCCACGACGAACACGACCGCGTCGGCCAGCTGCACGGCGATCTGCGCCTGCGAGGCGATGGCCGAGTCGATGCCCTCCACGTCGGCCTCCCAGCCGCCCGTGTCGACGAGCTTGAAGTCGGTGCCGGCCCATTCGGCGTCGTAGCTGACGCGGTCGCGCGTCACGCCCGGCGTGTCCTCCACGACGGCGGCGCGACGGCCCAGGATGCGGTTGACGAGCGTGGACTTGCCCACGTTCGGCCGGCCCACCACGGCCAGCACGCCCACGGCCTTCGGACCGTCGTTGCGGGTCGAGGCGTCGAGCACGCGGCCCGACACGAGCGCCTCGTCGGCCTCGTCGAGCTCGTAGTCCTCCAGATTCGCCAGGTACTGCGCGTACTCCTGCTCCTCGATCGCCTCGTCGACCAGGGCGACCAGCGCGTCCAGCGTGCCCTCGAAGTCCAGGTCGGAGTTGTCGAGCGTGGTCACGCCGTCCGCGGCGGTCATGAAGTTCGTGACCTTCGCGTCCGCACGGTCGCGCGCGGCCACGTCGTCGGCGCCCACCGCGCCCGCGGCGGCGGACTGGCCGCTGCGGCGCGCCTGACGCACCTCCTCGCGCGCCGTCATCAGCACGCGCACCTCTGCGTCCGGGGCGACCACGGTCGTGATGTCGCGGCCCTCCGCGACGACGCCCAGACCGCCCGAGAACGCGTCGGCGGACGCCTCGCGCGCGATCATCGCACGCTGCGCGGCGACCAGCAGACGACGCACCGGGATCACGTTCGACACCTTCGACACGTGCGCCGACACCTCGGCCGAACGGATCGCGTCGCTGATGTCCTCGCCGTCGCACAGCACGCGCGGATCGTCCGGATCCACCGTGATGTCGAAATGGCCGTCGGTGAAGAACGCGCCGACCGTCTCGGTCACCACACGCTCGTCCACCTGCTCGGCGTCCAGGTCGACACCCCGGTTCAGGCACCACCACGCGCACGCGCGGTACATCGCACCCGTATCCAGATACGCGAACCCGTAGTACTTCGCCAGCGCCTTGGCGGTCGACGACTTGCCGACCCCGGCGGGACCGTCGATGGCAACCCGGATCACAGGCCCACCGCCTTCGACAGGGAGCGCACCTCGGCCTGCGAGAGCACCCGGTACGAGCCCGACTTCAGCTCGCCCAGCTTGATCGGGCCGATCTGCGTGCGCACCAGACGCTTCACCGGGAAGCCGATCGAACCGAAGATGCGGCGCACAATGCGGTTCTTGCCCGAATGCAGCACCACCTTCACCAGCGTCGTGTCACGGTTCTGGTCGATGATCGCGCACTTGTCCAGCTTGATCCAGCCGTCGTCCAGCTGCACGCCCGTCGTCACCAGACGACGGCACACCGTGCCGCTGATCTTGCCCTGCACCGTCGCGATGTACGTCTTCTCCACCTCGTACTTCGGATGCATGACGTGCTGGCTCAGCTCGCCGTCGTTCGTCATCAGGATCAGGCCCTCCGACTCGTAGTCGAGACGGCCCATGTGGAAGATCCGGTCATACTTGTCGCCCACGATGTCCGCAAGCGTGTAACGGCCCTTCGGATCGTCCATCGCGCTGAGCACGCGACGCGGCTTGTTGAGCGCCAGCGTCACATGATTCGGGTCGACGCGCACGCGCGACCCGTCCACACGCACCTGCTGGCGCTTCGGATCGACGCGGGTGCCCAGCTCGGTCACCAGCTCGCCGTCGATCTCGACACGGCCGTCCGTGATCATCTCCTCGCACTTGCGACGCGAACCGAAACCGGCCTGCGCCAGCAGCTTCTGCAGGCGGATGCCCTCGTTCTCGTCGATATGATGCGCCTTCGCGGCGCGGGAATATGCGTTCGGCATCGTTCTCCCAACGTGGCCATGCGCGCCCGAGGCGCGCCCATTGACATATTGCATACGGCCCCCGGCGGCACGACCGCCGCCCGAAAGGGCCCGGACCATTGTACGACCACCCCTGTACGGCCACCCCTC